CTATAACTAACCCGCGGTGTATCCCTTCTGGGTTCCCTTCTTCGGAACCTTCACGTCCTGCACACAAGCCCAGCCCTTCGCTACTGCCTGTCTCAGGAGAGCACTCGCAGCCTGTACCTTAACTTCGGCGCCTTCCAGTTCGGTCAGCTCGGCCGCAATGACGGTAGCAGTCTTCGGTTCTGCGGTCAGCATATCGGCTACCTGGCGAATCCGCGGTTCCTTCTCCTTAGCCTTGATAGCTGCCTTCTCTTTTCTCTTCTCATTCGTCGCGTCCATCTGCATCAGCTGTCTTTCAGCGTATTCTCTCATTTCGTTGGTGATGGTTTCTTCGTTGATGATGGCGTTGTAGAATTCTCTCATAGTCTTCATATTGTTCCTCTTTCTCCGACAGTGAAGCCGTCGGCGCTACTTTTTTACTTGAGAGAGTCAGTATCTCTCTCTCACTTTCTATATATAGTATACTAAAGATTTAATGAAAAATAAAATTTTGGAGCTGTTTTTTAGAATTTGATTTTCGGAAAGTTTTGCAGCTGCGGGAAGGAAAAATTTGGGAATTCTGGGAAACGCAGCTGCAGCTGTTTTTTTGACAAAAATAAAAATTTGCAGCCGCTCAAGATTTGCAGCTGCTACGAAAATTTGTAGCTGTTTTAAAATTTGATTTCTGGTAAATTTTGGGCGCCCGGGCACTTCGTGCACGACCATGATCTATGATCTAGGAAGATTTCGTGGAAAGAAATTCCTGGAAAATTCTGGTTGGAATAAAATTTGAAAAATGGGAAAATTTGGCGGCCCGGGCAAAGTTAGTTTTGGGCAACACTAAGTAAAAAAAAGAAGACGATTATTAATCGTCTTCCCATTCGTCGAAGTTTGGGTCTTCCCATGGATAACTGTCTTCATCCACTCCCAGACCGCACCAGTAACGACAATCATCGCCACCGATAGCATTATATGGACATTCGCCGTAATCACATGGAGTATCTTTCTTACCATACATCATCTTCATCTTCCTCTCTTTCTACACTATAGTAATAATAATCTGTGCATTCATCTTCGGGGTCGCCAATTACACATTCATAAGTTACGTCTACGCAGTAAGGACATTCTATATCTGCGGTGGGACAGTAGTATGTTTTTCTCATTTGAACTATCTCCTTTCCTTATCTTGTATACATAGTATAACACAAAACATTATGATTGTCAACCCCTTTTAAAAATTTTTTTTTCGCGCCCGGGTGGCGGTTAGCCTCGACTAACTCTCGTTCAAAAAAAAGAGGGTCACCCCTCTCTTTCTGCCTTGGCTTTTGCTTTGGCTTCCCGCATTTTACGGTCACGCTCCTGCTTCTTCGCCTTGGCTTCGGCGTTGGCTTTCGCCTTTTCCTCTTTCGCTTTCAGTTTGAGGGCGTAGTCCTCAGCCATAGCGTAACCATCATAGGGGTCGCCATCACGAGAACCGATAGGCATCTTGAAGGTGAGGACGAGGAAATCTTCTTCTCCATCCGCACGTACTACGGGAATAGCATATTCGTTGGAGCCTACCAACAGAACTTCTTCCCCTCTTTCCTCAAGGAAGTTGCCGATAATCAGCATGAATTGGGAACGCATATTATCTCTTGCCTGTTTTGTGGATTTTGCCATAGTGTTTATCTCCTTTCCTTATCTTGTATACACAGTATAACATAGTATTATAAAAAAGTCAACCCTTTTTCCGAAAAAAGTTTAAGTATTTTTTCTGCATATATGTGATCTATGATCGTAGACGGCGGCCCGGGCGCCACCTACGAAGAAAGTCGCATATGGGTTTATACCCATAAACGACCATCAACTTCTTCGTTATTCTCAAAACAAAAACGCATGATTTCCTTTTCAATCAGAACATCTTCCAGTCCTTTGTGTTCTTCAACAAAATTATTATCGCCAGAAATGAATCTGTAAAGAACTTCTGCGGTGTACTTCCGACAGTTTCGGGAAGTTAAATAGTTATTCTCATGACAGAACTTTCCATACTCATCATTTTTTTTCAAAACTTTTCTTGCCATCTTCAGAGTATCCCACCATTCAACTCCATAGGGGAGGAAGAAACGATATTTTGAAGAGGTCAAAAAGCGTTGAGTAAGATTCAAAGAGTGATAATCAAATTTTGCATTATGAGCAAAAACTTTTTTGATATTGTACTGTTTACAAATATCATAGATGATAAAGCGAATTGTCTTAAATCTCCGAAGCAAGCGTTTTCCCTCTTTGATTTCTTCCCAATACTGAGGAATTTTTTCAGAGTAGTAGGCGCTACTCATCAGCTCCTTATCTAAAAATACGTCAGCCACAACGTAGCTATGACTTTCATAGACGTTAGCGTTTTTGTCAATAACTGCAAAACCGATGTCATAACAAATAGGGTCATCAAGAGAATTAGTTGTTTCAGTGTCAATGATTAAGTATTTTTCCATTTTTTCGTTTTCCTTTCTTTATCTTATGTATACATTATAATATATAGAAAGAGAAAAGTCAACCCCTTTTTTCAAGTATTTAAAAAAAATATATGCGACCCATCCCGCACATCGGCGCCCGGGCAAAAGGTTGCCTAATCAGACAACCAATCAACTCCATCATATTTATCTATTACTTCTTCATCCATAAGTGCAGTGCAGTAAAAGTCAAAAGGACAACTTGAACACGCATTCCATTCATCATTTTCATGACACGCCTCTTTTATTAGTTTCATTCCCTGTATCATTTTTTCTTGCCAAGTCTTTTTAAACATCTTTCTTTCTCCTTTTTATTGTTTTACTTTATAAAATCTTAATAAGAATATAATACATTACCAGTATCTCAAACCATCCGCATAAAATAAACCAACGACCAATTCGTTCAAAAAAATTACAGTTTTGATACACATACTCTTTTCCGTAATTATGTATATCCATGAAATATAGAATAATGGTTAACAAGAACATTTTTTTTCTCCTTTCTTTTTCTATATATAATATACCACATTTAATTGTCCTTGTCAACCCCTTTTAAAAAAATTTTCTGGCGCCCGGTCCGCCCAATAAATGGAAAACGAGAGATTAATTCTCTCGTTTCTTTTTCATTTCCTGTTTTTTTTCTCTAATTTTTTTATCCCTTTCAACCTTTTTTCTTTTTGCCTCTTCTTTCTCCTTTCTCTTTTCCTCTTTTGTTTTTAACTTAATCTGATATTCTTCTGCCATAGAATATCCATCGTAAGGTTCGCCATCTCTTGAACCTGTTGGAACCTTTACAACAATCTGAATAAACTTTTCGTTCTGTTCAGAGTCAACACATGGAATCGCAATCTCGTTAGTGCCTGTGCGAAGAACCTCGTCGTCATTTTCTAACAGTTCGATAATTTTAGTCAGATACTCTTCACGAAGAGTATCATTTAATTTCTTCTGAGAAACTGCCATTTTAACACTCCTTTCTAACGTTCGTTTAACTGTTCATAAAGTTTGGAAATAGTTGTTAAAAGTACCTGTTTTCTTTTGGTTTCAAAAGCGATACCATTTTCAATCCATTCTTCAATGGGTTCTCCATTTCTTTGACATCTTTTGTATTCTGTTTTATACCATTTCAAATCTTCTTCTGTATCATTCAGATATGATTTTACATAATCATAAATACAAGATAAAGTTTCTGCCTCAATAATTACGTTATCAAATTCAGTGACCATTTTTTTCTCCTTCCTTATTTTCTATATAAATTGTACCACAGAATAAAAGGAATGTCAACTATTTTTTTTATTTTTTCTAAAAAAATTATAACAAAAATTTTTTAAAAAATCAAATAATTTTTTCTTTAATACTTTACTATAGTGAAGTGCGCGCCCGGGCAGTTAGCAAGAGACAACTCTCTTGCTAACCGTCTTAGAAGGAAAGGAAATTATTTAATTTTCTTCAATGTTTTCTATATCATAAATATCATCAAAACATTCTCTACTTGGTGGCGTCATTCCTGACCAGAATTTTCTTTCTGCTTCCTCTTTTGTTTTTGCTTTAATTTTACAATAACCAGAGAAATCAATATACCATTCTTTTTCCTCTAAATAATCATACTCTTTTAATGCGTCGAGATTGTTTACAAGTGCATATTCTACAATATCTTTTGCTGTAGTCCACGCAATATAATTTTCTTGACTACAATTATCTATTCTTGCATTTAAGATATGAATTAAAGTGTCAACAACTTCGGAAGAGATTCTTGTATACTTCATAATTATCATTCCTTTCTTTTTCCTCTTTGATTATCTATAGTATACCACAGTAAAATCATTTTGTCAATAGAAAAAATAATGTATTTTATTTCCATTGCGTCCGGGCGGGTTAGCGACGGCTAACTCAACCTAAAAAAAGAAAGGACGCATATAGCGTCCTTTTTCCCGAAAGACTACACAATCTTGTAAGCCTTTCTCTTTCCGACTTTCGGAATCTTCACTTCTTCAACTGTCAGTTTTCCTTCAGCAACCAACTGACGAGCAAGAGCACCTGCCTTGTTGTGAGTAATATCGAGAGCCAAACCGAGGTCAGTTTCCGTCATAGCGTTACCTACTTCAGTGAGGTGAGTGAGGATTGCTTCCTTGATAGGAGCGTTTTCGATAGCAGTCTTGGAAGGCTTAGCCTTTCTTGCTTCGTTGCGAGCATCCATCTTAGCGATTGCTTCAGCTGCGAAAGCCATAACTTCTTCGTTCATTGTGCCATTAACGATTGCGGTGTAGAATTCTCTCTGTAACATAGTTCTTACCTTTTCCTTTCTGTTTTTCTTTATCTTACATACTTATTATAACATGGATTCGGAAGTTTGTCAACCCTTTTTTTAATTTTTTTATTTTTTTCTTTCGGCTGACGTTTTCCTTTCCTTACCTTGTATATATAATATACCACAATTTTATAAATTCGTCAACCCTTTTTCAGAAAAAAATTTAAGTATTTTTTTTACGCATATGTGATCTATAAATGTAGAACGCGCCGCCCGGGCACAACGGTTAGTATAAACTAACCGCCAACCTTTTACTAAATTAAAATGTTTTTAATACTTCAAGAATATTGTTTACATCATACGCACCCTCACCCCATTCTTTTCTATTCTTTTCTTCGTCATCAAAAAGGATTCCTTTTCTTCCGATATGTTTCGGAGTGCCATATTCAATAATATCAATGTGGTCAAATCTAACACTTCTTAAATGAATCTGAAGCCATTCAATTTTTGCTTTTGCAACAGCTCTCTGATATTGAGGTGTAGCCCCTTTACTAAGCCAGCTGACAATACCTAATTTATATCCTTCTCTCTGTAATCTATTCAGGATTCTTGCGAGAGCTGCTAATCTCAGGAGCGGAGCCGCTTCTGCATACGGTGTAGCATCTTCAGCCATCAATTTTTCCAACCAGTTCGGAACCCCATATAAATCTGCGATTGTGCCATCCATATCAAACCAAATTGTCATTTCCTTTATCTCCTTTCCTTTTCTATATATATTATACCATTACTAAAAGAAAAGTCAATACTTTTTTAGAAAGTTTTTCAGAAAATTTTTCTGACTATTCTATGATCGTCGACCACTGCGCCCGGGTGGAACGGTTAGCAAAGCCTAACTTTTGTATAAAAAAAATAGACGGCGCGCCGTCTATTCCTCTTCGTCAGATAAAATCCAGTATCTGACATAATATCCATGTCTACCATTAATGAATTTTTCTGCACCCTCTTTCGTATTAAAATGTTTTATAACAGTTTGTCCTCTCATGACATCATAACCCTTGGCGATATTTTCCAGAATTTTTTCCATTATTTTTTCCTCCTACTGAAAAAGTCTAATAAAGATTTCAAAAAAGTTTCCTGTCCAGTACACTGGATTATCAGAAAGATTTTTGGAACAGATTTCCATCCAACTAATTCCCACCCATACTAAAAAGGCTGTACTTGTTATTGTTAAAAAATTCCGCATTATTTTTACCCCCTAACATTTTCGAAAATAATTCCGTTATTGATTTCTTTTTGGGCAATCTGTGCGACTTTATTTTCGCTATATGCACCATAGAACCAAAATTCTCCAGCAACTTCTCTCGCTACGATGAACCTATATTCTCTTGCATATTCGGGAAGATTATTGATTTTCTTCATTGTTCTGTTCCTTGCCTTTCCTTATTTTCTATAATTATTTTACCACTTTCTTTTCGGGAAGTCAACCTTTTTTCTAAAGTTTTTCGGGAAAATTTTCGAAAATTTTTTCGAGTATCGGGATCCGACCGAAATATTTTCTGCGACGCCCGGGCAAAAGGAAGTTATTCCCATAACTTTTTTGAGAACCTTCCTTTGACTTATTAATTTTCTAAAACATATCTTGGTCAACTACGAAATAATATTCTACCTCGGGAGCAACACAACCATTAAACCATTTATTGGGTTTTTCTTTTGTGAGTCTTTCGGCTTCCTTTTCTGCGTCGACTCTGTTCTTTCCTGTGTAGTATGCGAGAAATTCGTCACATCTTCTTTCGTATTTTGTACCCTCGTTATATACTGTCGGAGTCTTTGCCTTATAACAAATTGCTAACATTTTTTCCAACTCCTTTCTTCTCCTTTTTATTTTTCTTCCTCTTCTTTCTATAATTATTATACTATAACTTTATATAAAATGCAAGTATTTTTTTATAATAAAAAGAAAATTATTTAATCAAATTAAAATTAGTCAATGCTAACTGCCCGGGCAAAAGCATAAACGAAACGAAGAGAGACTTTAGTCTCTCTTCATCATTCTCATCAGTGTCTTTTCATTTGTAAAGGTTGCTGCAGTGTACTTAATCTGATATGCAATTCCGTCCACTGTGATATCTCCGTCTTCGGTGAAGGGGACGTTATCCTTTTCCCATTCCTGTCCAAAGTATTCAGTTACCAGTTTTTCGAAGACTTCACCTTTATTATATTTTGTATTCTTTACTAATTCTTCAAAGAATCTTGCGGAGCAGAGGATTGTGTATCCGTTCTGCTTTAACAGTTCTCTTTGTGCCTTGTTCGGTTTGAATCTGAGACTGTAGCCCTGACCTCTGCCTGCCTTATCCAGCTTGCAAACGTAGGGGAGAACGCTGTCATCAGCCTTCACGAGGTAGATATTATCATTCTCTTCGAAGCCGAAGAGGTATTCGCCTGTGTATGCGAGTTCCATATATGTTTCAATCATCTTCTTGAACAGTTCTAAATTCTTCATTTTTGTTCTCCTTTCCTTCTTTCTGTAATCATTGTATCATATCTGCCGGTCGCTGTCAATACTTTTTTTAAAATTTTTTTCAGCTTCAGCTCCCTCATATTTCCAGTAAATATTTTCCTGCTTTGCAGCCGGGTGATTAGTTTCCATGATCTTCCAGCTCCAGCTCCTGTGTATTTCCAGATTCTTCCAAAGGATCTGAAGGCATGGGAATCAGGGTAGGGGATTACTCCCCTGCCCTTTCGTCTAACCATGTCAGCATCTTTCCAGATGTTTTCTTAAACTTGATTTTGTAACAGGTCTTTCCGGATTCTTTATTCCATCCAGCCCACTCTGTTACAAACTCTCTGAATTCTGTAGCGTTCATCTCATAGATACTTGCTACGCCGTCGATGATTGCCACATATGCCCATCTTGTAGAATGTACTCTGTCGAAGTACTCAGCCAACAGGCTTTCCATGTTTTCAGCGGTCGGCTCATCTCTGTACAGACAAGCAAGCGACGCACCGGAGCTTTTAACACTTATTCCCAGCTCTTCAATATCCGAACCCTTATCAAATGCGATGTGGTCCGTGTCGAATTTGAAACCGTAGCCATAGAATTCCTGAGCGTAGCATTCCGCAAGATTGCCACCGTTTCCGATAGCTTTTCCTATTTGATACTTATTCCCCTTACCCTCAAGACGGGTGAACGTGGCGCCTGTAGTGTGATAAAATTTTAACATTGTTTTTTCTCCTTTCCTACTTCTCCATCTATTCTATCACACTCAACAAGAAAAGTACAATCAAATTTTCTTATGACGTCATAAAAATCTTTGATGGGGGATCATCAAAAGAAAACCTACTAAAAAAATAAAACATACCACCCTAAAATTATTTTCGCCTTTTTCTACAAATGATCACCCTTACATATGTATTACTTTTTCAATATATATGTAAGATACATATATGCGACGATGGGGGTACATTTTAGGTTTTTCGCATGGTAAATCCTGGAAATCGTACGGGCCTGGAATTTTCGTACTCTGAAATAATTTTTTCGTACTCTGAAATAATTTTTCAACCTCTCTACCCCTCCAGGAAAATTTGACACCCTTCCCAATCTGTGCTATACTATTATTAGATGCGGGAAATATACGAAAAGGAATGAAAAATGAGAAATAGACTAAAACTCGACTGGGCGCTCACTACATCATCTGAACGCTCATCTTTCATTAACAACTACATACAAAGCGAAACTTTCTCCAAAATAAAGCCGACTTCAGATGAACTAGAAACAATGGCTAATTACGTACTCTGGGGAAAAGACGAAGATGGACTCAACTCCGATCAGCGCAAAGAAATTGAGATGCCCCGCAAATACTCCACCTGGGCCGCTCAAAACATTGACTCCCTAGACGAAAAAATTGATTCGCCATCTTTCTCCGAAGGAACGCTCCAAAAGCTCGGCACTACCCCCCTAACCAAAAAACCAAAAGAAAGTTTCTCCAGAGAAGAAACCAGAAACACTGCGCCACCCTCTACTCTACCTCTCTTCGAGGAACTTTGGGAGAGAATCGACTACACCGAACTCCTCATCAACCTCTACGAAGAAAAAACCGGAAAGCGCAAAAAACCTCCTCGTGACGAACTTCTCCAACGCTTTTCAGAAGAAAAACTCCAAAAAATTCAAGAGAAAGCCACAACCCTTTCTCAGTATAAGTATTTGAAGTTGAAGCATTTACTTGTGGAGTTGCGCCGGGAGCAGTATACGTTGAAGGATTCGTATGCGGAGGGAATTTGTAGGAGGAGTTATGGAGAGGTCAATACGGGAGTTGAACTGGTTGAGGAAGTGGCAGACGTTTTTAGGAAGTTGGACGTTTTTGAGGAAGAGGTTCCCGTGCTTCCGTTGGGAGTTATGGAGAAGAAAGGAAGTGGTTTTTGGAGAGAAAGAGAAGATATTATTCCGGAGAACTTTGGGGAAGAAGAGATTTTGGAATTTTCTAAAGTTTTTTGGGAAAAAGAAGACATTAGAGAAAGAGTAGAAGGCGCGAGCCCGTCATCTGAAGTGAAGTATTTTGATTTTAGAGATTTGGAGATGGTTTATCAGTTGCTTTTGGAGTATCAAGAGATGTCGAGAGATAGTCAGGTTTGGTTGAGGAATACTTCGAAATTGATTCAGACGCTTTTTTATTATGTGGAAGAGGCGCATTTGACTGAAATTCAGGAGAAGATACTGCGGCTGAAGATGCGGCGGGTCAAAAATCAGGATATTGCTAATCAGATTAATGGGGAATATGGGAAGAGTTATACTGCTAACTATATTTCGACTATTTTTAGGCAGAAGATTATTCCTGAGATTAATGGCGCGGCCGCACTCCATGCGCAACTTGTTAGTAGCCTTCCTTTTGAGGAAGAGTTTAAGCGATGTACAAGATGCGGCCGAGTGCTTTTGCGCGATCCTGTTAATTTTGTAAGGAAGAAGAGAGCCAAAGATGGCTTGTCTAGCAGATGTAAGAAGTGTGATAAAGAGGAAAGAGAGAGGAATAAGAGATGAGTAAGAGTTCAAAACGCTGGGATGTTTTTATGGAACATTTGTTTAAGTTAGATGTCGTTGAATTTATTGGGGTTGCGAAAATGCTGGGGATTGATGTTGTAAGTGATCCTAAGGATTTTGAAGATCCCGGAAAGGGATTTCCGGAGGTTTTTGCGGAGATACTTGATAAATTCAATGCTCTTGATAGAAGAAAACAACGTAATCTTTTGAAGATTATGAAGAAGGCAGGGAAGAAATAAATGGCTTTAAAGACTAATATACAACCTCCAAGAAAATTTTTTATTAAGAAGTGCGCGAAGTGCGGCCAGGACTTTGGTCCAGAGAACTACTCTCAAACTAAATCTTTTTTCTTTCCTGATGGTTATTTGACTATTTGTAATGATTGTATAGATGAGTGGCTGCGCGCTGACGACTATAGTTGGGACGCAGTCAGTAAATTATGCCAATGCGCGGATATTCCTTTTATTCCTGCTAAATGGGAAGAGATGTATGAGATTAATGGGAAGCAAGCTTTTCAAATGTATGCTGAAGTTTTCTTGGAAAAGGAATACGAAGGGTTACACTGGGCAGATTATAATGATGAGTTTAGGAGACTTAAGGATTTAGGTGGTATTGAGGAACAGCTACCTTTGATTTCTGAAGAACATCGGAAGAAGTTGAGAGAAAAATGGGGAGCCAACTATGACGATGAGGGGTTGAATTATCTGGAAAATCTTTATAATGGCTTATTGATGACTCAAAATGTCTCGGGCGCCCTTCAGGGCGACCAGGCATTGAAGATTTGCAAAATTTCTTATGAACTGGATAGTAGAATTAGGTCTGGACAAGATTTTGATAAGATGTTGAGTTCTTATGATAAGCTGGTTAAGACTGCGGAATTTACTCCCAAGAATGTTAAGAGTGCAAGTGATTTTGAAAGTGTTGGTGAACTTTTTAGATGGCTTGAAAAAAGAGGATGGAAAAATCAGTTTTATGATGATGTTACTAAGGATATAGTTGATGAGACGATTATGAATATTCAGAATTGGAATCAGCGGCTGTATACTAATGAAACTGGAATTGGTGAGCAGATTACAGAGAGAATTGAGGCTTTGAAATCTGCTAAAAAGTTAGAAGAAACTGGTTATTATGGCTTGTCTAATCAGGAATATGATTTAGATGAATATGATAATGTTGGATATGAGGAACTTTTTAAGGCTGATGAGGAGTTTGTGGAAGATATAGGAGAAGATTTAAATGTCTAAGGAATTGTTGTCAACTCATGTTACTTTAGATCCAAGTGTTATTCAACGTGGTGAGCGCGAAGGTATAGAGTTAGATAAAGGGGTTATTTTAACTCCACCATATTTAGATAAGAATTATGATCTTTTTACTAAATATGCTAATTTTTTTACCGCTTATCCTGACCTTTTTTTAGACCTCATTCAGCCGAAGGATTCTAATTTTAAATTGTTTTTCTATCAGAGAATAGTTTTACGTTCTATTATGCGGTATAAGGAAGTTTATATTAGCGCTCCTCGTGCTTTTTCGAAATCTTTTATTACAATTTTAGGGTTAGTTTTACAATGTATCTTTATTCCAGGTACAAAACGTTTTATTTGCGCGCCTAATAAGAATCAGAGTGCGCAAATTGCTAAAGAAAAACTAACAGAAATCTTTGAAAGATGGCCTCTATTAAGAAAAGAAGTTATTGGTGGAGATATTTCTGATACACCTGGTAATTATGGTAAGGATTATGTAACTCTTAAATTTAGAAATGGTTCACAATTTGACGTTGTAGGCGCGCTGGATAGCCAACGTGGTGGCCGTAGACATGGCGGGCTAATAGACGAAGCTAGAGACCATGATGAAATAGAGATTAATGAAATTGTTTTACCTCTGATGAATGTATCTAGAAGACTTCCAGATAATACTGTTAACGATAAGGAACCAAATCAAGAAGTAATTTGGATGACGAGTGCGGGATTGAAGGCTTCGTATGCTTATGACCATTTGATTGATGTCTTTGAAAACTCAATTATTAATCCACAAGAAGCTTTTGTGTTTGGTTGTGATTATAGAATACCAGTTTTACATGGTTTACTTGATAAGACTTATATAAATAAATTAAAGATGTCTCCTTCTTATAGTGAAGAATCTTTTGCGAGGGAGTATCTTTCAATTTGGAGTGGTTCTTCGAGTGAATCTTGGTTTAATTATGATAAGTTACAAAAATATCGGAAAATAAAAAATCCAGAAACGCACTTTTTGAATAGACCAAACTCCCGACAATTTTACATATTATCAGTAGACGTAGGTCGTATATCCGACCAAACTGTTTGTTGTGTTTTTAGAGTTAATGTCGTACAAGGTAAATATTTAGCTACTTTGGTGAATCTATTTGTCCTAGGACGCACAGCAGAAACTAAACCTTTTGTAATACAAGCCACAGATTTAAAAAAGATTATAAGAGCTTTTCAACCAAAAGAGGTTGTAATCGATACTAATGGTTTAGGAGTTGGCCTTGCTGATGAGATGATTAGAAGTCAGGTAGATGAAAACGGTGAAATTCTGCCGCCGTACGGTTTCACTAATGATGATAATTATCGTAGAATTCAACCAAAAGATGCAATATGTATTTTGTATGGAATTAAAGCTAATGGTTCTTTGAATTCAAGAATCCATGGTAATGCTTATTCTCGTTTAAATAGCGGAAAAGTGCGCTTCTTGATTAAGGAACAAGAAGCAAAGAGCGCATTATTAGCTACTAAAATTGGACAAAAGATGTCTACAGAACAAAGGGTTAAGCGCCTTATGCCACATGAGATGACAAGTCGACTTTTTGATGAAATGTCAAACTTACGATTAAAAAGAACTGGAGCGTCCTTGGATATAGTTTTGGAGCAAATTAATTCTAGACATCCGAAGGATAAGTATTCTGCTTTTGCGTATGGTCTTTGGAGAATTAATGAATTAGAAGAAGAAGAATATACGAGAGGTAGTCGTCGAAATGGTGTGCGTAGACTTATATTTTTTACAGGAGGAAATTAATGAGTGAAAAAATTGGTAACAATGATATTAATAGATTATCCTCCTTCAAAAAAGCCAATTCTGGTATGATAGCAATTAATAATCAGGTATATACAGGTTATTTAGATGGTTCTAAAACAAGAGTTAGACGTAATTACACTTTAAAACAAGTTGAAAAGATTATTACGGATGGTTCTATTGAAGAACAACAAGAACTTTCAAGATATTATTTCATGAAAGATGGACTATATAAAAGATTAGTTATTTATTATGCTACTTTATTAAAATACACTGGTATTCTAATTCCAAATTCTGGTTTTGGGAAAAATCTCTCCACATCCCATATTAGAAAAAGGTATTTTAGTGCCTTAAATTTTTTAGAGAATGCTGATCTTGTTAATAAATTTAACTATATAGCCCAGAAAGTTTTTGTTGATGGTTGCTATTACGGAATTATTCTGGCGGCGGACAAGGATAAACTTGTTATTATAGATTTACCTAGTAAATATTGCCGTTCTCGTTTTAAAGATTTAGATGGGAATGATATAATTGAGGTAGATCTTAGTTATTTTACGACTCTTTTAGATGAAAATGTAAGAGAGCAAACTTTAAGAGCTTATCCGAAAATTATTCGTGATGCTTATATTAAATATCAGAAGTCTGGTTTATCTAAATGGTTTATGATACCAAGTGAGGTATCAGTTTGTTTCTCTTTATTTGATGGAACACCTTTATTTTTATCAACCATTCCTGCGATTATGCGCTATGATGATGCCGTAGAAACAGAGGCAGAGCGCGATGCGGAGGAAATTAGAAAAATTTTGGTTCAACATATGCCTCATATGCAGGATGGACGCTTAATTTTTGAACCTGAAGAAGCAGAAGAAATGCACCGTGGTGCAGTTAAGATGTTAAGTGGAAATAAAAATATTAGTGTTTTAACCACTTATGCCGATGCTGATGCTATTGTTTCTAAAACTACATCAGAGGCTTCTGCTAATAATTTAGAAAAAATGGTTCAAAATGTTTATAGTGAGACTGGCGCAAGTAGCCAAATTTTTGCTTCAACTGGTAGCGCCACTTTAGCCACATCAATAAAAAATGATTTAGGACTTGTTATGGTTTTAGCCAACAAGTTTGCATCTATTATTACTAAAATTGTTAATCAATTATTCTCTAATAGTAATATTGATTTTAAGTATAATATATTACCTATTAGTTATTATAATGAAGATGAATATTTAGATAATTCTTTTAAATTAGCAAGTTCTGGTTACAGTTTATTACTACCAGCCTTGACAATGGGGATGTCACAAAGAGATATAATGAATATTAAGGAACTCGAGAATGACGTCTTAAATATGGTTGACAATTTAGTACCACCTCGAACCTCTTACACTGAATCTGGTGAAGTAGGCGCGCCGAAGAAGGCAGAAGAGGATAAATCACCTAAAACTTTGGCTAATGAGCAGTCTTTAGATAACCAGACCAGGGAGGCCCCAAATAATGAGTAATATTAAGGAGTTCCCAGTTACATTTTATGGAAATTTAGAAAGTTTTTCTGATACTATTTCAAAAGCGCGCTGTAGGATTTTTTATACTGGATTAAATCGTAATGGTAGTTTTATTACACAAGAATTTGCTAATTCTTTATTAGAAACTATTCCTTATGCACCAGTAAAAGGTATTTATGAAGGTGATGATTTTACTGACCATGGTCAAGAACGTTCACAAGGACAAATTTACGGTGTAGTTCCAGAGAATCCTAATTTAACATGGGAAGAACATCTAGACGAAGATGGTAATGTTAGAGTATATGCCTGTGTAGATGTTTTAGTTTATACAAGTTTGTATAAAGAGGCTTCTGAAATACTTGGAAAAAGCCAATCTATGGAATTATTCCCTCCGTCTATAAAGGGTGAATGGGAATTTATCGAAGGGCGCAGAGTCTTTAAATATACCGCTGGAAGTTTTTTAGGATTACAAATTTTAGGGGATAAGGTTGAACCTTGTTTTGAAGGGGCTGCGTTTTTTAGTCTTTATCAATCTTTATATCAAAAGTATCAAGATTTCTTAAAGACACAAGAAGTAAAAGGAGGACAGCGAGAAATGAACTTTAAACTTTCTGATTCTCAAAAACATAATTTACTATGGACTTTACTTAATCCTAATTATACAGAAGAAGGAGATTGGTTATGTGAATACTCCATTTTAGATGTATATGATGATTATGCACTTTGTTATAACTATGAAAATGGTGAATATGAAAGAGTATATTATTCTAAAGATGACAAAAGTGATAATGTAGCCATTGGGGAAAAAGTAAAAGTTTTTGTAATTGATGTTACTGAATCTGAGAAACAATCTTTAGATGTTATTCGCACTTTAAATGGCGAAACTTACGAAAAAATTGAAAATGTTTTCTCTGAAAAAGATGAATTAAATAATAAAAATTCAGAATTTGAACATAAAATTGAAGAGCAGGCAGAAATTATTTCTACTTTAACTTCAGAAAAGGAACAGTTTTCTGCAGATTTAGAAGCAGCACAGGAAAGTATTAAGACACTTACCACTGAAAATGCTGATCTAATTTCTTTCAAAAAAAGTGTAGAGTTAGCTGAAAAAGAACAGGTTATTGATTCTTATTTTAACTTACTAGGAGAAGAATTGTTAAATTCTTATAAAGAAAAGATTGATGAGTTTACTGCTACAGAGTTAGATAAAGAATTAGCTTATGAACTTAAAAAGACTAACTTTTCTGCTTTTTCTGAACAAAATGAAGGCTTAATTCCTAAAGATGTTCCTGCAAAAGGAATTGAAGGTATTTTATCTAAATATAAAAAATAAAAATATGGAGGCATACTAAAATGGCTGGTAATATTACAAGAATGGTCATCGACGGTTATGGCCAGCTCGAACTAAATCAGGTTGCCTTTCGTAGAGATGGTAGAATCGAAGCTCAGTGTAAACTAGATGAAACTGACTTCGCCTCCATTCCTTGCGAAAATGGCATGATTCTTGCCGTGGATAATGTTAACAAAGTTGTTAAATTACCTGCGTCTGGTACCGAGGACTATCCACTAGCTCTCGTGTACACAACCGAACATATGTATGATGAAAGAACCAATGCTCTAAAGGATTTCAAGCTAACCATTAATGATGGTTTCTATCCAAGACTAGGGTATTTATCTATTGGCGATAAGTTTATGACAAACACAATCGCTTATGATGATTCCGAATTTACTGCTACACAGACTAAAACTGTAGAAGAAGTTATTGCTGAAGCTTATGAAGACATCACTACAACTCCTCTCTATGGTTCTGTAGACGCATCCGGCGTTATCGTAATTTCTGCTACTAAACCACAATCTGGTGTTACCCTACTTGCTATCAATGGCCCTGGCGTTCCAACCATGCCTGATGGACAGTTTGGTATGAAGTTCCAGGTAATCGGACTATAATAAGAGGAGGTAAACAGCTATGACTATTGAACAGTTAAAAGAACTAGCGCTTCATGCTGCTAAAGGTACTGCGCCAGCTACCTTCTCCGTTGAAAATGTTAATGATGCTTTTATTGATGGATTAAAAGAATTAGCTGGTAACTATTATGATTTTATGCAGAATCGGTATTCTGTATATCAGATTATGACTGAAACTATTGATGAAGTTGTTCCTGCAAAGGTAGTTGATTCTCTGGGTATGTTCGCAGAAGTTCGGACCGTTGCTGATGGTGAACAAGTTGTATTCAAGAGAAGAATTGGTAGAGAACGGGCTAAGAAGTTCTTAACTCGTGTTGGTCTGTCTGGTGTTTATGAAACCTTCAGATTAGACAATGAATCCTTTACTGTTCCTGCATTTGCTATCGGTGGCGCCTGCATGGTTGACTTCGATAGAATGCTAGACGGTGCGGAAAATATGGCTGAACTAATGGACATCATGACCGAAGGTCTAACTGATGCTATTTATCTTGAAGTTCAGAAGGCTCTAAAGGGTGCTTTAACTGCAAGCGGCCGTCCTGCTGCTAATAAGGTTAGTGGTAGCTGGGATGCAGACCAGATGCAGAGACTATGCAACGTAGTAAGAGCTTATGGTGGCGGTGCTACTATTTTTGCTCCACCAGAATTCGTTGCTGCTATGGGTCCTGATGCAATTGTTCCAGTTGGTACTAACTATCAGGGTATTTATCATCCGCAGGATATTGATGCTATTCACTATCAGGGATATATTAATATCTTCCGTGGTACTCCTATCATTCAGTTCCGTCAATCTTTTGTTGACGAAAACAATGATAAAGTTTGGATTGATCCTCAACTCGCTTACGTTCTACCTACCGGTGGAGAAAGAGTTGTTAAGGTTGTACTTGAAGGTGCAACTAGAGTAATGGATTGGCAGAACAAAGACCGGTCCATGGAAATCCACTTCGATAAGAAAGTTGGTGCGGCTATTCTGACACATCACAACTGGGGTATTTATCAAAATACTGGTATCACCACTCCAACTGTTGGAGAGCCCTACGGTATTTAATTGAAAAAAATTGCCAAATAAGGGGAGGAAACTCCCCTTTTTATTAAAATTGAGAGAAAAGGAGTAAGATAATGGAAAATAAACAAGTTTTTTTGACAAGCACTTCTAAAGGTTATGTTGTAATTAATATCCCAGATCTTCATTTGAAGAGAATATGGGAAAAGAAAGGTGCGAAAAAGCCTATTGCTTTTGATATATTACAACAAGCTATTTATGATCCAAGTGTGGAATATTTACTTTCTCAAGGTATTTTAACTATTGATGATTTAGATATAAAAATTGCTTTAGGTTTAGAATCTGAAGAAGCAAAAGAAACTGGTAAAGTTAATATTGTTGTTCTTTCTGATAGTGATATGGAGAGATATTTAACAGTTATGCCAGTTTATGAATTTAGAGAAAAAATTAAAGATTTAAAGAAGGAACAAATTTTTTCTTTAGTAGATTATGCTATTGAACATGAATTAACAAACATGGAAAAAGCAGATATTTTAAAACAATATACTGAAATTGATATTATTAGAGCGGTACAATTAAATAGAGAAGACAAGGGGGAATGATAAAATGACTCCTTATTGGACAGTTTATGACGCTTTTTTAAGTAAAACTCTTGAAGATGAATGGGGAGATTGGATGGAAGAAGAAGTGGAAACAGACCTTCGCCAACTTTTAGAAGGCGCGATTGCACACTTTAAATTTCCTAGAGTTTCTTTAGAAAGAGATGAAGAAGGGTTTATTAATGATTTAGGCAGTGAAGAAATTCAAATCTTAGCTACATATATGAAATGTGAATGGTTAAATCGGTCTATTATGACATGGGAAAATGTTAAACCTTTATATGAAGAGAGAGATTTTTCTCAAGCTAATTTATTAGATAAATTGAAAAGTACTCTAGAAGCAGAACTCACCCATGCCGCGCGACTTGAAGGATTTTATTATAGATCAATAAAGGGGAGAAGTTATTCTTATAGTAATTTAGCGGGAGGTAATTAAAATGTATGACAATCCCGTGAAAGAAGGTTATTATAATAAATTAAAAAGTAAATTATTTGGTTTACTTTGTGAATTTGAAAAAGGTAGAGAATGGGAAAAGTTTTTAGATTCAATTATAATTGAGGTTAGTGGTTTTCCTGAAGAAGAAAAAACTATTAATTACTATATTCTTTATCATAAATTAGCTTCTCTTCGATATTTAAGATATGAATATTTTCGGACAACTATTTTTGATTGTATGGATTTATTAGGGAAAGGTGATGTTAATGGCTAACTCTTCAAATTATTATGATATTTATTTGATGAGATTGAATAGATATGGTCTTAACTATCAAGAACGGACACAGAAAAAAAGAGAAAGAGAGTTTGAAGATTATATGCTTAAAAGTGTATATAGGATAGAGTTTGAATATGATAGTGATATTCATCCTGCAACTTTTGAAAAATATAAATATGATGAAACTAAAACACTTCATTATCTTTTAACAAGAGTGTCTTTAAATATTCCTAATGGAACTATTTTAATGTTGCCCGATAAAGATAACGAATTAAATCCTTGGATGGTTTATTATTTAGAACATATTAAAGCTAGTGGATATAATAGATATATTATGTTAAAAATGACACATTATCTTACTTGGACAGGACGTGACAAAAATGAATATTCAACATGGGGATATATGTATGGACAAGAAGACAATATGTTGAAAGATGAGTTACAATCCCGCTCACGGTCAGATGCACGATATACAGAAAATTTGAAACTGAGTTTCTTTGTTATTCCTACTAATGAACATATTCGAAAAGATGATTATTTAGAAGTAGGTGAAGGTGCGTTAAAAGAAGGATATAGAGTTACCGGTTATGATATTCAGTCAACTCCAGGAGTTGAGTTTGTCACTGTTGACCCAGTTTATCTTTATGATTTAACTCCATCGCCAGAAAAAACAGCTCAAGATTCTGATGAAGAATTTTATTGGCTTGAAGGGGGTAACTAATGGGAGTTAGAAATTGTCAAGAGATAGGGGAAAATTTACAAAAACTTGTAAGTCGTTTAATGGCTAATAATGATTTAATAAATCTTCTTTATTATACTGATAAAGATCCCCTTTCACATCCTCATTTAACAGAAGAACAAAAAAGACAAGAGGTTTATGAAAAATTAATTAAAGTAGTGCCGCGCGTGGGTCCGAAAGAAACTGCAACTTCAATGGTTGTTATTAGAGTTGCGCGAGGTACTAATAATTTAGAAAATACTGAATTTAGAGATATTTTAATTGAAATAGAAGTTTTTGTTCCTCTAACACAATGGATTATTAAGAATAGTAATTTAAGACCTTTTGCAATTATGGGAGAGGTACAAAAAAGTTTAAATGGAAAGACTATAAATGGATTAGGAAGAATGACTGGAGGAAATTTTGAACTAAACTTTTTATCAGAGGAAATGAGCTGTTATTTGCAACAGTTTAGATTAACAACTTATGATTAATCAAGAAAGAGTTTTCTTGGGTTATCCTGAAGAGTTTCATCAAAAGTTTCTAATTTATCCACCTTTGATAAAAGATGTTGTTGGAAATATTGAATTTTCACAATATCGTCAAATGTTAACTATTTCTCAAGAAGATATAGAGGATGAATTAGTTAAAGATAATCAAGAACAGTCTGAAATTCCAACGCCATTTGAATTTTTATTAGCTAATAGTTATCATGATAAAGAATTTGAAAGAATTGCAAAAAACGCTTTTTACTTTTTTATTCATCAAGAGGTAACTTTTATATATGAGCAAAAAAAGATATTAATTGGAGATTTAGAAGAAGAATTATCAAGGGTAAAAGATTTATCTGAATTGGTTTTTTTAGAAGAGGAAGAATTTTTTGATTTTCAGAACAGTATAAGAGAATCAATTGGAGAAAAATCTATTGAACCCCCTAATCCCGATGAACATCCTAAAATAAAAAGAATGAAGGCACTCGCGCGCTATCGTGATAGAATAAAAATGAAATCTGGAAAAGGATTAAATTTAGAAACGCTTCTTTCTTCAATTTGTTGTATGGGAATTGGAATAACCCCACTTAATATCGGAGAGATGAGTTATGTCGCAGCGAATATACTTATTATGCGTTATCAAGAAAAAGAAAAATATGAAATAGATATACGCACTATTCAAGCTGGGGCAGAAGCAAAGAAAATAAAACCGAAATATTGGATTAGAAATCTAGATTAATAGGAGGAAAACCATAAATGAATATTTTAGACCGCTATGGTATTAAAGAGGTTGCAGACGTAACATTCTATGACCTGAATAATGACGGTACTCCTAAGGTACCTGTTTTATATCTAGATACTTTAAAGGTTTCTACTATTGAACAGACTGCGGAAGAGACTGATGCTCGTGGTGGTAAAGGTAATGCAGCACTAATTTCTTGGGATTATGGCAAGGAAATTACTGTTACTCTAGAAGATGCATTATTCTCTGCTAAATCTATGGCTATTATGTTTGGTAACGGTACCGTAAGTACTTATACTGGAAATAATGCTTATATTATGAAAACTGAACAGTTTACACCTACTGCTTTAGCAGATGGTGCGTCTGCTATTCCAGATGAGGCTTCTGCCATTGGCAGTGCCGCAGTTGTTAGTGGTTGGAATCAGGCATATATTGCTCCAAATGGTGCTAAGTATCTAAAGATTAATCCTAAGTTCTATGATGCTATGGGCGCAGAAATTACTTCTACTTCTCAGTGGGGTGCTATAGTTACTGCTGGTGGATCTATGTTCTGTTCTTTCGACCTAGAGGTTTCCGGTGCTGTAATTGATATTTCTGCTGCAAGTTTCCCAGGTACTTACTATGTAACTGGTGATACTTTTGCTAGAGCTGAAGCTTCTGGTAAGGATGAATTCTTCCAGTTTATTATTCCAAAGGCTAAAGTACAGTCTGAAAACACAATTACACTAGAAGCTGAAGGCGATCCTTCTGTATTCAATATGAATCTGAAGGTACTACGGCCCGCTGATGGTGTTATGATGAAGTTAGTTAAGTACGATCTGGCTGGTACTGCTGGCGCCGCAACTGCTGCAGATACTAAGATTTATCATAATCACTACTTAGACACAAAAAATACATCTGACTTGGGTCAGTAATTAACAATTAAACATTAAGAGGTGGGTGGCAGGTGCTACCCACCTTTTTTATTGGAGGGCATAAAATGGATAATGAATTTTCACTAAAAGAACTGTACGAAGTGCGGCTTAAGGCTACTTATCCTATAGAGATAGCGGGACATTCTTTTGAAGAAGATGAAACTATTTGCCTTTTTGATAAAATTCAAATTTTTGGTTTAACTGAACATAAAGATTTTATTACTGCAAGAGGCGGATATGAAAATCGGGACAGAGTTTTTTGGGAAACAAAAAATGGTGTAGAGTTGCGATTCTCACAAGGAATTTTTAATATAATTCAATTTGGATTGCTTTGCAATTCACAAACTATTTTATTAGCAGATGATGAAGATTTTATTAGAATTTCTCGAAGAGAAGTTGTAGAAAGTGATGAGGAAGGAAAGGTAAAATTTTCAAAAGTTCCCTGTGGACAATTTTTTGTTTATGATGTTTCTACTGGAAAGAAGATTTCTTATGAAGTAGAAGATGACCAGACTTTAATTATAGGAACCCCTTATCTCGAAGTTTTATTAGACTATTATTATGATTATTCAGAGAAAACACATATGGTTACTTTGGGTAATGGATTAATAAATGGGTTCCTTCGATTAGAAGGAAAAACGCGTGTAAAGGATGATATAACTGGTAAGACTAGGACTGGAATTATTGAGATTCCAAGATTAAAGTTAATGTCTGGCTTGTCTATGCGATTGGGGAAAAACGCTAATCCGGTAGTTGCAGATTTTAGAGGTTTGGCGCTACCTACAGGAGAAAAAGGATCAACGTCTATTTTGAATATATTCTTCCTTGATGACGACATAGATGAGGAATAAGTGAAGTCAGCATTACTTTGTTAATGCTGATTTTTTTATTTTTAAGGAGGAGAGAATGGCAGGAAATCATTTTTCAGTAACCTTTGATGCTCAAATGAATGTGAGTCAGATTAAGGGTGCTATTAATGACATGAAAAAGGGGCTTGAAGGATTAAAGCTACCTGATAATATGGAGAAAAAAATTGGTAATATTTTCTCTAATATGAGTGATGAGTTAAAAAGATTTGAGTCTCTCGCAGCGAGAGATTTAAAATCTCCTGCAGATTTTAATAAATTAAATCAAAGCGGAGAAAAAATTCTTCATTTATATCAGCGACTGAGAACAGAAATATCAAGTCTTAGTGATATGCCGCAAAAAAGTCTTGAAAAACTTTTTCCATCTTCAATAACAAATAATATTGATAAGGCAACTGCGGCACTAAAAAAATATAAAGAAGCACAAGCACAAATAACTAATGAGTTATCTAATAGACAATCAACTTTAGAAAAAAAACAAAAAGAATTATCTACAGCTGAATCAAAGCATAAAGAATACATGGATAAAACTACCTATAAGCAAGAAACAGGTAGACTAGAAGATTTACTAAAACAACGACAACTTTTAGATTCAGAATTAAATAGAAGAGCCGAAGGTGGAAGACAAAGAAAAAGTGCATCTGATTATACTGGTTATGATATGAAAAAATTAAAATCAGAATATAGCGCTGTTACACAAGAGGTTGATAAATTACAACAAAAGTTATCTAAAGTTACAACTAATGCTATCACTGCAACAAATAGTGAATCTAATATTACTAGACTTAAAACCGAAATAAAAGAATTACAAGATGCAATAAATAGCCTTGAAGGGGAAGGGCGACTTAATCTAGATAATTTATTTTCTGCTTTAGAAGGTATAGATGGAATAGATTTAAGTAATGTTGAAAGAAATGCGAATGGTGCACAAGAGGCAATTAATAAATTAAATGCAAAGGGCGCGCAAGAACTTCTCAATAATTTAAATAAAATTGGATCTACTGTAGATAATCAAAAAGGAGCTTTTGACGGATTAGAAAATAGTATGCATCAAGTGGGAGCAGAAGTTGAGGCTGCGGATGCAAAATTTAGAGATGTCAGTGCTATAAAATCTCGTATTGCAGCATTTTTATCTGTAGAAAGCGCTGTAAGATTATTTAGACGTGCAATTACAAGTTCTTTTGAAACAATTAAAGAATTGGATGCCACAATGACAGAAACAGCAGTAGTTACTGATTTTAGTGTTTCTGATATGTGGAAACAGTTACCCAGATATACTAAAATGGCTAATGAACTGGGTGTTACAACTAATGAAGCGTATAAGGCTGCCACTTTGTATTATCAACAAGGTTTGTCTACCAATCAAGCCATGGCTGTTTCTAATGAAACATTAAAAATGGCTCGTATTGCTGGCATTGATGCCGCCGATGCTACTGACTATATGACCGCTGCGCTTCGTGGTTTTAATATGGAAATTAACGAAGTTTCTGCTCAAAGAGTAAATGATGTTTATTCAAAATTAGCTGCAGAAACTGCATCTGATACAGAAGAACTTTCCATTGCTATGAGTAAAACAGCCTCCATTGCTGCCAATGCTAATATGGAATTTGAGAATACTGCGGCATTTCTAGCTCAGATTATTGAAACAACTAGAGAGGCTCCAGAAACCGCTGGTACAGCAATGAAAACTATTATTGCTCGTTTTTCTGAGGTTAAAAGTTTATTTTCTCAGGGGCAATTATTAGGAACTGATGAAGAAGGCGAAGAAATCAATATTAATAAAATTGATACAGCATTACAGAATGTAGGAATTTCTTTAAAAGATTTTTTGAATGGTAGTATTGGTTTAGATGATGTTTTATTACAATTAGCTAGTAAATGGGACACTCTTGATTTGGCTACTCAAAGATATATTGCTACAACTGCTGCGGGATCTAGACAACAATCTCGTTTCTTGGCTATGATGAGTAATTATAGTCGTACAGTAGAATTAGTCGATAAAGCTTATTCCGCTGAAGGCGCAGGTCAAGAACAGTTTGAAAAAACTCTAGATAGTATGGAAACAGCATTAGCTCGACTAAAAAATGCTTGGGATCAGTTCGCTATGGGTATCATGAATAGTAGTATAGCTAAAGGTGGTATTCATGCTTTAACAGGTTTTTTAGAAATTATTAATAAATTAACCAGCGGGTTAGGTGATTTAGGTAACACAGTAACTAAGCTAGGTCTTGGTATAGGAGCGTTTCAGTTAGGAAGAGGATTATTTGATATATTAACTTCTCAACGAAAAGGTGAAAAAATAAAATCAATATCTGGAAAACAACTAGTTAATTTTAAAAATATAGGGGTAAATTTTAAAAATGATCTTTTTGAAACAGTACAGGAGGGATTAAATAGTCCTTCCTCTAAAAAATTATCTCTTTCAAAAGCTCTTTCAGGATTTTTTAAAGGATCTACCATTAATGCCGAACAAATAAAAGCTGCTATAAATAGAGATCGTCCAGATGTTGCACAATTTTCAAATAGATATGCAGAAGTTGCGCTAGAAACTTTTCGTGAACGAGGAAGAGAAGGATTAGCTGAGTTAGAACAAGAATGGGGAGTAAGTTTTAATTCTCTGGAAGAAACTGCAGCAAAGGCTCAACTACTTGGCGTCGCCGCGACTTTTGCTGGCGGGGCAATGTTAAAATTAGGCAATGCCCTGGAGTCAGCGGGACACACTAAGGCTGCGGAAGTGTTTGATACCTTGGGAACCGCGGTTATGACGGCAGGAGTAGCACTTAGTTCATTAAGTGTAATTATTCCTGCTATAGGTAATCTTTTTCCCGCATTAGGCGCAAAAATCGCTGCAGCAGGTTTACTTGGTTTATCTGGGTGGCTTTGGATTGCTGGAATTGCAGCAGCAGTAGGAGCTATTGGTTTTCTTACTTATAAATTAGTAAAAGGAATTAAAGCTAATTCCTTGGAAGGTCAAATAGAATCTACAGAAAAAGCTGTTCAACGCTCAAGAGAGGAAGCGGATAAGGCACAGTCTGCTTATGATGAACTTTTAAATACTAAGGCGTCTTATAATGATTTACAAGAAGGGTTAGCAAATTTAACTACTGGTACACAAGAATGGAGTAAAGCTTTAGTTGAAGCAAATCAACAAGTATTAGATTTAGTAAATAAATATCCCAAACTTTCTCGATATTTAGAGATGGGGGATAAAGGTCAACTTTCTATTAGTGACAAAGGTTGGAATTATGTAGAAGATTTAGCCGAAAGAGGAGTAAAAAATAGTCAAGCAGCATTAATTAATAATCAATTAAGGTTAGAAAAATTAAAAGGACGGCGTGCGAATAATGATTTATTTAATGCTGTAGAAAATGAAACAAATCAACGTCTTGCTTCATATATTTCTAAACGAAGGAATGACTCAATCGAAGAGCTGGTTTCTGGAGAGAATTTTGCAAAAACCTTCAAGAGCAAAGATAATGCCAATCTTCGAAGACTGGCACAAAGGATGGATATATCTGTTGAGCAAGCATATAATTTAAGAGATTCTTTTGCGGAATATAATGCCGCAATGGTTGAGCGAGATGCTACCACAAAAAATTTGGCTAAATCATTATTAACTGCTTCTTCTTCTAAAGAGGTCTTAGATTACAAGTTTAGTGACCAATTGTTTTCTGGTATTTCAGAAAATATGATTTCTGATAGTTATGATAAAGTTTTAACTTCTGCTGCATCGGAAATTTCTGATGTTAGTAGTGAACGTTTTAAAACTCTGGCTGAAGATTATGGCGTTTCAACTGAAATGGTTGGTAATGCACAAAAAGATTTAGAAACTCTTTATGCTGCTATGAAAAATATTGATGTTAAATCAGTTTCTGAAGCACAATTAAGTACAAAAGAGTTATCTAATGAAATTGCCGCGATGTCTCAAAGTGATGTAATTTCAGAAAATCTCGATGTTTTAACTAAAAAATTAAGAGGACTAGATGAAAATACTGAGAGACAACTTGCTGGATTATTTTCAGGTGATTTTTTAGATTTAACTGGTGAAGAAGTCGCAAACTTAGATGTTACTGGATTAACTTCTACTTTAAAAAATGCTTTAGGTGACCAAGCTGACAGTATTATGCAGTCTTTAGGGTATGAAAGTTTTGACTCTTTTGCTCAAGGAGTTGCTGATAATAAAACTGCATTACAAGAGGCTTATGCAAAAAATATTTCTGATACATTAAAGAAAATTAATAAATACTCAGATAATTTGGTTTCTAAACTTGGAGAAGATGGTACAAAAACTTTATTAGAAGATTTTACCATAACTCAAGAAAAATTTAGAGATATGGGACTTGAATTTCAGTCTATGGCAAATGGTATTTTTAATTCTCTTGAAGGAACAGAAAATATTGATATGATTTCTGCAGGATGGCAGAGTTTTATTAAAGCTATAGATGAAGGCGCGACTGCAAGTCAAATTTCTGAAATGTCTAATTGGATCCAAAGTATTGATTGGTCCAATCCCATTGAAGGAGCTTATGCTTTAGGAGAAGCAGCAAATTCTAGTAGTCAACAAATTAAAAATATTGCAAACTCTATGAAAGAGGTTCAAGGAGATACCTATGATGCCGCCAGTCAAATGGATTATTTTCTAAAATCTGGAGATTTTGAATCTATGAAAGAAGATTTGAAAGATATTTTAAATGCTGGCGAAGAAATTACTGGAGCAGATATTAGAGGTCTTACTAAGAATTATAAGAATTTAGATAAGATGCTTAAAAATACTGGTATGTCTGCTTCTGCATTAGGAAAAACATTAACCATGATAAATGATGGTTCTTTAAAAGAGAACCAATTAACAAATGCTGTTCTTGCTGCAATTGGAGCATACAATGAATCGGAAGATGTCACTGCTTCAATTATGGAAAGCATTTCTAATTTTGATCCTGGATATAATGAAGGTGAAATAGCTGGTTTTATTAAATCTTCTAATGAAGCAATTTCAGAGTTAATGAATACTGGATTATCTGGTAGTCAACAAATAGGTAATTATCTTGATTATTGGTTTGGTGCAGACTGGGATGCTGGTATTAAAAATGCTGATGAATATACCTCAAAAATTCAACAATTAAATGGAGTTTTAAGTCAAAATACTGAGAATATGGCCGCCATGTGGCAACAATTTGCACAAGGCAAAGATGCTTTTGGAAATATGATAGATCCTAATATTCTTAATAATTTAGGATTTTCAGTTGCTAATGGAAGGCTTAATTTAGATGCAGGTACCTCTCTTGATGATGTTATTAAGGGATTACAGCGAGCAGGATATACAAAAAATATGGCAGAAGCCATGCTTAGTGATGCAACAGCTAGATCTCCTGAACTTATGCTTGATTTACGCGCAAGAGAACTTCCAAATGCAATCGAAAGAGCGAGGGAAAATCTTCCTAGTTTTGGTAAAGATCTTTTTATTATGGATGAAAGTGAAATTGATGCTATTGCAAAGTTTTATGGAGAATCATCAGATAAAATTAAGGCGATGCTCCAAGAAAATGGAAAAACAATTTCATTTGTTGATTTATATGATGAATCAGGTAATTTAAAAGATGTAGAAAGCGTTTGGGATCAATTAGGGTCAGCTTTTGGGTATAAAGATGAGTCAGTAAGAGTTTTTGATAATGATACCAAAACTTGGAAAAAAGAAGGCAAAACCGCAGGTGAGAATTTTAGAGATGGTTTTAATGATAAAGGGGTTTTGGATTTAGCTGGTTTTGAAAAAATGGCTAAAAAATTAAGAATCCCAGAAGAAGGTCAGAAAGCTTTAAAACAAGATTTAGTTCAATCTTTCGCGGACGGCGCGCAAGAAGGAGTAACTCAATCTCTTACTTATCTTTCCGAAGTCACTGGTAGAGAAGAAACTATTCCAATACAATTTGATTTAGAAGGTGATCCTGTTGAACAGGCTGAGGCTGCAATTAAAGCCAGAGAGTTAGAACTTGAAGCAAAAGTTAATGCAGATGCAATAATGTCAGCTTTAGAAGGAATAGAAATTCATATTGGAATTGATGAAAACGGTTTAGTAGGAACAATAACTCGAACGATTGAAAGTGCTAGTGGACAACCAACTCTTGAGCAACCTAATAGTGGACCTATTACATCAGCAATAGCATCAGGAATTAGAAATGCACCAAAAACCGTAGCATTAAATGCCGTTATAAATGGACTGGGAAGTGTAGCGAGTCAAATTAGTGCAATAGTTAATAGAAGTTACACTGTTTATATTGGTACGGCATATACTGGGGCTTCTGGAGGACCAATAGCACCTTATAGACAAGCAGGTTATAATGGTCGTGGAGCAAAAGGCGTAAAAAATGCTTCTCATAGTTCCATCTTTTTAACTGGAGAAGAAGGACCGGAAATTCACCAGTTAGCAAAAGGGGGTTATTATATCACTGGTACTACAGGACCCTCTATAGATTATGTAAATAAAGGAGATACAATTTATACAGCAGAAGAAACTGAGAAAATTTTGTCTGGTAATAGACGATCCATAACTCGTAAAAGATTTTCATCAGGTGCAAATGGATCTTCTAGTTCTGCTATTTATCCGACAAATTCTACCTCTTCTAATAGTTCTTCATCAGGTTCTGCTTCTAATAAAAACAAAAATGCAACTGAATCAAAAACTACAGCAAAAAACACTCAAAAAGCCGCAGAAGATGCCGAAAAATGGGAAAACTCTTTTGACCACCTTTATAATCTAACCCAAGACATCAATGCAGAACTTCGAACTCGTGAAAAACTTGAAAAACAATATAATCGTTATCAGAAAGAAAGAATTCCTATTGGAAAAACATTAGCTCAAATCTCTAAATCTGAACTTTATTCTCTTGAGCAACAAAGGAAACTTCAAGAACAAATGCTTGAGGAAAGAAAGAAAGACATCAAAGATACTGAAGAGAAATATAAAGATTATAATCAATACGCTCATTATAATTGGAAAGACCAGACTATTGAAATAGATTGGGATAAAATTAATGCTGTTACTGATAAAGATCAGGGTGAAAAAATTGAAGAGTATATCGATAAATTAGAAGAAATTCAAGACCAAATTCAAGATACCGAAGATGCGATTGATAAAATTTATGATGATATGCAGGAAATTAGAGAGCGTGGAGAGAAAGCAAATAGAGAATTACAAGATGATGTATTAAAAGCACTAATTGACCAAGAACAAAAACAAATTGATTTACAAGAAAAAACAAATCAAGCTATCTCAGATGCTGCAAATGATTTACATGAAGCAATTAGCAAGAATATAGACAAAATGCGCCAAGACCGTGATAATGAGCGTAAAAAGGAAGACTTAGCAGAAAAAGAAAGACGTCTTTCTTATTTGAAGATGGATACAACTGGTGGTAATGCTCTTGCTATTAAACGACTAGAGAAAGAAATAAGAGACGAAAGAGAAGATTTTAATGACGCTTTAGTTGACCAAGCATTGAGTAATATGCAAGAACAAAATGAAGAGGCTGCAGACCAAAGAGAAAGACAAGTTGAATTGCTACAAGGTATATTAGATTTTCAAACAAAAATTGGATATTTTGCTAAAAAAGCTGAAGAAATTGTTGATGCAGGAACTAAAGATGGTATTTTAATGAAAGATAGTAAATTGTATGATTTACTTGTTACTGAGAATGAAGATTTTTGGACTAAGTCTATACCATCTAGAAATGAATTTATTAGTGAATTGGCAACAAGAGTTGCTGAAAAATTCCAAAAGGATGAGTTAATAAATTCTGAAAGAAATCTAAATAACGGTGGTTACATGACACAAATGATGAACGCCACTAGCGCAGAACAATTTAGACAAGCTGAAGAAGCAAGAAATGCTTATGTTAATGATCATCCTGAAGAAGGTTGGGCAACTACTGGCTTCTCTGAAGCATATCAAGAAGGACAGATTAATAAAAAAGGATTAAACAAAGATTTAATATTAGGAGGAAAAGACTCAACTGGATATGTATATGATTTCCAAGCATTAATGAATAAAGCAATAAAAGAAGGAAAGTGGGAAGAAGCCGCGATGTGGGAAGGATATCGTGACTTAAAACTTCACTTACTCAATAGAGATTCTGAAAGAACTTATGGCTCTCAATCTGCTTCAGCTTATGCAAATGCTACCGGGAGTAGAACTTCTAGTGGTGAATACGGTACCGCAAAAGACCAAGGTGCATCTCATGGTACAAGTATACTTGAAGAAAAAGCTAAAAAATTATATGAAGCAAATATTGCTAATTTACCTGAACCGACAACTGCTGGTGGATATATGGAATTAATGCAACAAGCAATGGATAGAGGGCGTTTTGATGAGGCTTTTGCTTATGCTAAAAAGAGAGACGCTAAAATTGGTGCAACTGGTAAAGCTTATAATGAACAAGATTCATTTGCATATGTTTACAGAAAATTTGCAGGCTATGGAGATAATTGGCAAACTGCTTGGGATGAATATCAGAAAGGTTATAATAAAGGTTATGAAGATAATAAAGATTATAAAGCATTAGCAATAGAAGCTATGAATAATAGCAAATGGAAACAAGCCTTCTATTATGCAGGTCAAAGAGATAATAAACTTGCTACTGATCCAAGTGTTGCCCAGTACAGATCGGATAGAACAGATGATACTTGGGAATACGTATTCAGAAAATGGAACGGAAAATTTAAAACTGGTGGCTTAGTTGAAGGAACAGGTCTTGCTTGGCTTGATGGTACGCCTTCCCGTCCAGAATATGTACTGAATGCTGGACAAACTCAAGCCTTCCTGCGGCTGAGTGATATGATTAGCAACTTAGGCTCTACATCTACTCAACAAACAGTTGGTGATACTTATATTAATGTAGATATTAATGTTGATCAAATTGCTAATGATTATGATGTAGAAGCTGCCGCTGAAAAAGTTAAACAAATTATTTATCAAGACAGTATGTACAGAAATGTAAATAGAGTTAATCTTTTAAGATAAAAAGATTATATGGTAAAAAAGATAAGGGTACTTATAGATAGATAAATAAGTCTATCTATAAGCCCTTATTAAGGAGGTAAGATGAAATGAGTGCGCAAAAAGGAGATTTTATAGGGTTTACATTTGATGGTATTCATTCTTCAGAGTTAGGAATTATTATAACGAGTGAAGGAAGCAGATTTTCAGAAAATTTATTCCCTACAATTCAAGATAAAACTACTCAGATTCCTGGCGCAGATGGTACTTTTTTCTTTGGAAGTTATTATACTCAAAAGCAATTTGCTATTCCTATTGCTTATGATGATATGAGTGAACAACAAATTAGAAGATTAAGAAGTTTATTTGGAGATAAAAAAATTCATGATTTAATTTTTGATGAATCTCCATATAAAGTGTATAAAGTAAAGACTATTGGTTCGCCAAATTTAAAATATATTTGTTTTAGTGAGCCGCCGGAAGCAACATCTCGTGCATTAACGAATAAAATTGAATTATATGGTGTTTCTAATCCTGATACATCAGGTCGTATATATAAAGGAGAAGGAAGTCTTTCTTTTATTTCTTATGTTCCTTTCTCAAATAGCAGATATAAATTTTTAGATGAGTATACAACTAGTACAGTCCCTATTTGGGATGCTTCTTATAATAATAAAGATGAATGGAAAGATACCAGTAGAATGGTAAATAGTACTACTTCCGTATCCAGCGGCGGGTCTACTTATATTATAGATAATTATGATTTTAAGTATACTCAGGGTGGTACTACACAATATCTTTCACCAGGTAATATTTTAGTATACAATGCAGGAGATATTGATACTCATTTCAAAATTTTTCTTTATTTTGAGTCAGGTCAATTTCCTGGATGTGTTTTGGGAACAAATAATAGTGATTATTTTGGTAAGATGACTGTGAAAGATTTTACTTTAGCTTCTGGAGATAATGGAATTTGTATTAATACAAAACTAAATTTAATTGAAGGAGTTAAATATACTTTTGGAAGTAATGATAGCGTTACTTCTATTGAACAAACTGGAACAATTTATAATAAATATATTACAGATGGTGATTTCTTTAAAATAAAACCAATGGAAGAGCCAGCTTTAATGCCTATGGTTATTACTGATTTCTCCACAGCAAAAACAGAAAAATGGATTGGTAGTATTGATTACAAGTATTATTATATTTAAGGAGGAGTAATGGAGTTTAACAAACCTTACAAGATAACCTTATGGGAAGATGAAACTTCTTATTTGGTTCAGCGCGGAAATGAGAAAATTGTTGTAACAGAACTACAATCTTCTGATACAATTATTAATACTTGGAATAGTGAAAATTGTATTGCAATTATTGGTTCTGATACTATGGATACACCAATTCGCGCCTTCGATCCTGAGTTAAAAATGGAAATTAATGGGAAAAAGACATTGAGTTTTTCTATTGTTTTTAGATATTGGGATTATGAAGAAGAAAAGTTTAAGTTGAATCCTTTTGTTAATTTGTTAGTAAACGAAAGAAGAGTTAAACTTTTTTATAAAAACGAATGGCATGAATTTGTTATTAAGCAAAAAGAAGAAAATAGTGAAAAATATATTTTTAGTTATACTTGTGAAGATATTTATTTAACTGAATTAGGAAGAAACGGTTATGAAGTTGAACTGAATAATGAATTAGAAAATAATGTGGGAACCGCGGTTCAGCTTGGAGAGAAAATTTTAACAGAGAGTGATTGGGAAGTTGCTCCTATTGGTGAAGGTGAAAATGACAGTGATGCTATTATTCAAACCACCAAAGAAGGACTATATTTATTTAAAATTGCTAATTCAATAACCGCTACGTGTTTACAAGATTTTGAATATGATGGAGTTGTTGTTGAGGAAGGCACCACAAAAACTATCCCAGCTAATTCTACTATTTATATTTTCTATTCAACTTTTGTTAATAAAGAAAATCCTATTCAGTTTCTTTTTGTAGAAGATAACCACTACGCTTTGGACGATCATGGTTTTATAATGAATAGTCCAAATTGGTCTTACGAAGCAAGTAGCTTACCTAATTTCTATGGGGTCAGCGCAGAGCAACTAGAAAATCCAGATGTTTTGCAGTTGAATATGTCCTCATATTTTGGTAAGAAAGTTTTTAATATGCAAGAAACTATTTACCTGACAGAAATAGATAAATATTGTACTTCGTATATGAAAAATAATACGAAGTATTACTGCTATAAAGAAACTCAATATGCTTCTATAGCTGAAATTCAAAATATACTGGTAAATACGGAAGCATTTTTAGATACAAATGGTTGGGGAAGTTATAGTAGCACAATTAATGCTTATTTACCTACTGCTGGTGGGTTAAATGGTCAAATGGTTCTTCAAATGAATTTAACCCCTGGATGGGTCGCTTATGAATCTTTTTCTGATGCTGAAGCCGCGCACGCTGAAGGTAAAAGAGTTTATTATAAAGATGGAGAAAAATATATATTAGTTAGACCGACCGAAACTCTTATTTCTAGTAATACTTATTATAAAAATGAAACTTGTTATAATACAGGGTTTTTTCATAATAGGCAATTGTTAAGAGAAATGGTGGCTAGTGACGAAGATACCTTTGTTTTGATGTTACAAATGGATAGTGCAGATGATCCTACTCTTTCTGCTGTTCGTGCGGAAGTATATGCAGAAGAAGTTACCGAGGATGGTATGGGAAATGATTTATTAATTCAATTTGATGGACCTGGCACAGTAAATCAAGACGGTTATTTAACATTATTTGGCAAGGTGAAAAGAAGTATTTCTTATACTACTTTATTGGATACTTATACTAATGTTACTTTTTATTTGTATGGTAATGGAACATATAGTGTAGCCAAGGCTTTATGTTTTAAGAAGCTACTAGATGCAGATGGGAATCTTATTATTCCAGATTTACAGACAACTGCAGATACTATTATTAGAGAAAAATATTATTTCTTTACAGCAGACCAAATAGATAATACAATTAATTCTACTGATGATTTAGTATATGCGGCAATTCAATATAATGACAATGGTTTTGAACCTTATTATCCTTCCTCAATGGAAAAAATTACTATGATTGAGGGAGAAAAAAGTAATTACTTTAATTTAATTCAAACCATTTGTGAGAAATTCGAATGTTGGGCAAAATTTATCATTGGTCATGATGAACAAGGTGCAATTTTAAATTATTATGAATTAACCCAAGATACAGAAAGAAAACAGGGAAAAACTTATTATATCCCATCTAGTGATAATCAATTACAAGATGAGGATTATTATAATCATGAAAAATGGGTAATTAGTTCTGCTGATTCTGTGAGTGGTTTATATGAAAGAAAGGCTTCAAAAAAAGTGGCTTTTAAGGAATATATTGGAAAAGATAATCTTGTTGGTTTTAGATATGGAATTAATTTAAAATCTATTGTGAGAAACGTTGTTTCTGATGATATTACAACAAAATTAATTGTTGAGCAAAACTCTAATGAATTTGCCAAGGATGGTTCTTGCACTATTCAGAAAGCAGCGCTGAATCCATCTGGCGAAAACATGATATTTAATTTTCAGTATTTTATTAATCATGGTTTGATTGATGAAGTAGAATTAAACAAAGATTTGTATGGATCAGTTGATAAAACTGGAATTGCTTTATTACCTAACTTACATGATATTAATAAAAAATTAGCAAAGATTGTATCAGAAGAAGCAGAAATAAAGTTTTCAATAGACGATGTTAATAATAGTTTGTTAATTTTAAAAAACCAAGATTCTGAAGCACAAGAAGCATTATCAAAATTAGTTCAAGATATAGAAGCAACTGGATATTCAGATTATACTCCTGCTATATTGGAAAAATTTGAATATTTAAGAGATTTGGTAACTAAACAGCAATATAATAATGCTGTTATAGATACTTATGATGATATTTTAGCTAACTTAGAGGATTTATATGTAGCATATCAATCAAGATTAGAATATTTAATTGAACAAGAAAAAAATTATAATGAACAAAAGCGTATTTTAACAAAGGAATTTTATAAAAAATATGCAAAATATATTAGAGAAGGTACTTGGATTTCCGAAGATTATTATGATGAAGACATCTACTATCTTGATGCTCAAATGGTTTTATATGCTTCTGCTTTTCCTCAAATTAAATATACAATTAATGTAATTGAAGTTAGTGAAATTGAAGAATATGAACCTTATGTATTTAGTATTGGGGATAAGACTTATATGGAAGATACAGAGTTCTTCGGCTGGGATTCTAAAGCACGTCCATATAAGGAAGAAATTATTATTTCAGAAGTCACATATAACTTAGATGACCCCTCTAAAAATACTATTAGGGTGCAAAATTACAAAACACAATTTGAAGATTTATTCCAGCGGATTGCTGCGGAAACACAATCTTTACAATATTCTACCGGTGAGTACAAGCGCGCCGCCAATGCAATTACTCAAGATTATATTCTTGATGGAGTGTTGATGCAGAATAGTTTAAAGAATAATAATTTAGTTATTCAAAATGCTTTAAACCAGGCTGTAGTTTGGGATGATACTGGAATTAGTATTAGTAATTCAAGAAATCCAAATGAGATTGTGCGGTTGACCAGTAATGGTATTGTATTGACAAGAGACGGCGGTCAGACTTGGGAAACTGGTATTACAGCAAGTGGAATTAATGCTGATGTAATTACTGCAGGGCGGTTGGATACAAATTCAATCAGGATTTTTAACGGAGAAAGACAAACTTTCCAATGGAATAGTACAGGAATTAATGCGTATGCACAGAACCCCTCAACACAACAAGTTGATTATAATACTTTTGTACGGTTTGACCAGTATGGGTTATATGGATTAACAGCTGATGCTGATTGGGATCCTGATACCCCTAGTGGAAGTCCTTCTTTATCCGGTTTAGCTAAAGTTAAGAGAGATGCTTATTTTTCTTTAACTTGGGATGGATTAAAGATTAATGTAAAAGACAGTGATCGCAATTCTGATATTATTAATATTGGTAATGGCAGATTTTTAGTAAGGGGAGATGGCTCTATCTTTATCAGTCCTCCTGCTCCGACTTCTAGTATATCAAAAACAGAAAGTATCAATGTTAATAATCAATTTATTGTTTATGATGATGGCTCTATTGTCGCCAAAGACGGTACATTTTCTGGTACTCTTTCCGCCGCGAAAGTCAGCGGTGCATTAACATCGAATGGTGACGGGTGGCTTGAAGGTATTGGTATTCGCACAGGATCCGATGGAAATGACCCACCATATTATAATTTTTATGTTGGTTCTGATGGTGAGGTTAAAGCAGGTGGAGATGCTGTAAATGGACCCAATTTCCATGTTGATACGAATGGGAATGTGACTATTAAAGGGAATGTTACATTGGATAGTAATAGTGTTATTCAGTGGAGTAATTTAAGCGCGCAGGCACAAGGTTATGTTACAAGTGCTCAAGCTGATGCTACCCAGGCGCTAAGTGATGCTGGAGATGCTTTAACTGCAGCGGAATCTGCTCAAACCATAGCAGAAGGAAGTATTCAATCAACCATACGATTATGGTATTCTAAAGCTAACACCACCTCTCCTACAAAACCTTCTGGAACCTCTCCTATAACTAGCACAGCCACAACACCTAATGGGTGGCGTACAGTTATACCAGCTTATAATGAAGATTATCCATATTATTTTTATTGCTATCAACAATTAAAAGGGGATGGAACATATGAATGGACAGATCCTGTATATGAAAAAACAATTAGTGCTACTTCCAGTAATGCTGTATATGCTTTAGCTCAAGGTCAATATACTTCTGCTGGTTCAACTTTTATTAGTGGTGATACTATTTATTCACCCACTGTTTCTGGTGGTTTGGTTGAAGGTGCAGTTGTAGCAGGAGGAGAATTTACCAACGCAGGTAGAGGCTCTTATTTAACAATAGGGGGAATAGATGCTAGTAGTGGATATGGTGATTTAGTTTTAAAAGGAAGAGATCCTTCAAGTGGTAGTTCATGGGAAGTTTTTAGAATACAGGATATGATAGGTTATGCTAATTTATATGTTTATACAGTTGGTATTTTAAGAGTAAATGGTGCAAATTCAACTGCGGGTGCTTTAGGAAAATGGGATTTTTCAAACGCTACGGTTACCGGTATCCCCGCGATGTTTGGTTAAGGAGGGTGGATAGATGGCTACATTTAATATTACCGAAAACTATGGACAAACTCTTGTATGGTCTGCCACTTTAGGGAGCAGATTTAATACATATAACTATACTCGAGTTGGTATTACTACAACCTCTTTTACAGATGGTGCAACTTCTATTTCCGGTATTATATCAAGCACTAGTCATAATGCTACCGTATCTGCTACTGCTTCAACAAAGGACAGTAAGGGCAGTTTAACTACACCAACATATACTGACACTGTTTCTATTACGGGATCAAAAACTCTTTATGCTTTTGCACAAGTTGGGACCGCAGGAGAGAAAAAATATTATAATATAGCAAGCACTACTCGAGCTTTTACTAATGTTACTGTTAGTATGTCTTCTATTAGTTATAACTCCGCGAAATTTAGTATAAGTTATAAAAGTGCTACAAAATATAAGCGTTTTGTTTATAAAAAAGGCACAAGTGGTACAGCTACTTATCTTCCCAGTAGTTCTACTTGGAATAGTTCAAGTTCAGCATATTCAGCAACCATTAGTGGATTAGAACCTAATACAACATATTATTATAATGCTATTGTATCAACTTCTAGCACTCAAAGTAATAGCTATTCAGTAAATGTTTATGAAAGTAATACAAAATCTTTTACCACATCTAAACCAACAAGAGGCTTCTCACTTTCAATACGAAGTGGTACTTATAATACCATAGCAGTAGCTGTAAATTCTGTTAGCCATTCATATACTACATATAAAATTTATTATGGAACAAGTAGCAACCCCTCTACGCTTTTAGGAACATATACCTCAAGCTCATCTTCAACAAAATATATTAGTAATTTAAGTGCAAATACTACATATTATGTACGTATTGATGTTACAAATGGAAGTACAACATATACAGGTACCGTGAGTAGTATAAAAACCACAGCAGTTCCTTCAAGAACTATTTCAGCTTCTGCTGTTGCAGAAAAATCTACTCAATTAAGTGTAACTGTAGGTGCAAATAGCACATATACTACATATCGAATTGGATATTCAACAGGTAGTTCATATCTTTATACAGCTTCTAGTAGTAGCTCATCTTCTGCTACACAAACTATAACTAATTTAGCACCTAACACAACTTATAATCTTATACTTGAAGTAGAAGTCAATGGAGGTTGGTATCAAACTGCTTCAACCACAGCAAAAACTGCTATGGTAATTGAAAATGTAAGCGTAACTGGTACTTCTATTACTAGCGTAATAAATGGATTTTCAGCTTATTCGTATACTAGAACCATATATATACACGCTTATTTGGCAGGAACTAATACTCTAGTTGCACAAAATCAGGTAACAATGGCTGCTAATGCTACTACTAGTGGTAATATAACTGTTTCAGGACTTACTCCGGGTACATCATATGATATTAAAGGTTTTATTTATTTAAATGGTGGTAGTGGCTCTTATGCTACAAATCCAGAAGGATATAATATATCGACAACAGCAAGTGCAACAACTCGCTTTAGTGTTACTGCTCCTTCTTCAGGATACCAAAATGATACTTACGGGACAACACTTACTGTTAGTATTACTACTGTAGATAGTACTTATCGTTATAATCAAGTTTGGTATAGAATTGATGGTTCAGGTTCAAGTTATTCTAAGACAACTCTTACTACTAGTACATCAATAACTCTTTCCAGCTTAACCCCAGGAGAAATTTATGAAATTAATGTATATAGCTCAGAGGCCTCTGCGGCTTATGGTCTTCCTGTTTATCCATCTCCTGATAATGCAAAAACACAGGTTACTAATGGTCGAGCTACTTTAGCGAGTAGCGGAGAGAGAGAAACTTCTATTACTGCTAATGTAAAATTACAATCTTCTTCTCTTTCGAGAAAAGTAACAATAGATGCTTACAAAAATGGAACTAAATATCAATCTTGTTCTCATCCTGTTACTATTAATAGTGGAGATACAGCAAGTAATGTAAAAGTTGATGGTTTAGAGCCTAATACTACTTATGATATTTATTGCTATGTGGAATATCCAGTCGGTAGTGGCACATATAAAAGACTTGGTGGGTTTTCTGCGACAACTCAATCATTACAAGGAACTCTTTCTGTAGCTAGTAATACAGAAACTGGTGTAAACTGGAGTGTTACAGGTTTATCTACTAATTCTGGTTATCAAAGAATTATATATTTTGATTTAGCAACATCTTCAGGTGGAAGTAATGTATACGGTAATTCCGCCACCATCACAGCAAGTACTAGTTCTACTAGTAATACCTGCTGGAAAATTCCTCCTTCTACTGGTTCATCTGCGACTACTTTATATTATAATTGTTATGTTCGTTTTGATAATCAAGTTAATACTGATGGAAAAAGTGTACAATTTTTACTTAAAAGTGGTACTTATACAGTACCCTATGTTCAGGGTTCAATTTCGGGTACTGCTGTGGCAGAAACTAGTATAACTTGCCAATTAACTGGTCTTTCTAGTTATCCAGTTGCAAGAACTATTAGTATAGATGCCATACCTACCTCTGGTTCAACTGTAAATTACTCGGGGACTGTCTCCGCAAGCACCACTAGTAAAACTGGAATTCAAATTACTGGATTAAAAAAAGGAACAGATTATACGGTATATGCCTATATAAAATTTGGAACAACCTACGGTCCAACCGGTGATAGTTATTACTCTTTAGGTTCATACACAGTTAGAACAAGTGGGGCTAATATTGATCCTTGGACTTGGACTGCACCAAATACATACAATGCAATAACTCGAACGGATACTATTGCTACTCAAGCGCAAATGACCAGTGCAGATACCGCATTAACCAATAAACAGGCAACAACGAATTTTAGTTTCAGGGTTTGGAACGATTTAGTATATAAAGTTTATGAGGCTTGCACCGTCGCGGGTCGAGGATGGGATACTACCTATTTAACTTTAAGTCAGACACTAATGAGCACAAGCGATTCAACAGATAGAATACTTACAGCAGACCGATATAATGCTGTAAGAAATCAATGGTCTAGTGGTATTGCAAAAGTTAATACAAATGATATAATTTATGCTCAAGCTCATTTTTATGACTTAACTACCTCGTTAAATACTTGGATAAATAGTTTATAATATAAAAAAAAAGAACGACTAATAAGTCGTTCTTTTACTTTATTCAGAAAAGAAAGGAAACAATGCTGACCACTGTATCGGTGTTAATTCAAAATTATTAAGCATCTCATTTTCCTCTTCTGTAAAAACAAAATTTTCTGATTCCCATTCTACAGATTGAAGTTCTTTTATTTTTTCTTGGCATTCTTTTGAAGTTTCTGGTTTAAGAGAAATACCATTTTCAGTTGTTTTTATATTTCCTTCATCATCTTTCTCTGCGTATTCTGAAACTAATGCCTCTAATTTTCCTCTATAAAATTCTGCTGCAGATTGTGCTTCTACATTTATCTTATGAAGTTTAAAGGCTAATTTAAAAGGCATCTTTAAAGAAAATAATTCAGAATACATATTTGTAAAATTTAATGCTTCTTGAATTGTCATTTATACCTCTATCTATTCCCAGCTTACTATTTCAGGTTTTTTATTAAAATTGTCTACTGCATATTTTCCAATACCAATCGCATCGGCGCAATCATTAGATACGCTAACATCATACCATTTCTTAATTAGTATTTGCATTGACTTCTTTTTGTCTGCTCTTGTTCTACCGATTACTCCACAATGTTTTCTCCATGCCGCAGTATGACATATTTCATATTGAATACCTTCTTCGTAAAGGCAATTTAATAAAATACCTTGAAGGCGCGCGAGCGTTTCAAAAGTTGTTACTCCAACTTGCTTTTGATATTGTATACCTTCTAGCGCCACTAAATCTGGTTGCCAATTATTTATCATACTAATAAGCCAGTTTTTTATTGTATTATCTCTTGCTATTTCATTATCTAATTGAGTTTCAAAAGTTCCATAACGCAATAATTCTCCATTAGAAAAAAGACTCCAGCCACTAATTCTAGTGGCTTGGTCTAAAGCTAAAACTCTATATTCATCTTTTTTCTTTGGAACTAAAATTTCTTTTTGATCTTTAAATTCATTTCTTTGACAAACTGGACACTCTCGTCTAGTTCTTAATTTTTTCCAAGAAGAATAAACACGATGTCCTTCACTACATTCAAAAACCATTTCTGTATCAAGGTTTTTGTATTCCGTAGAAATAAGCGTCCATCCATCTTTACTTAATTCTTCTTGTATATCTTCTATTTTAATTTTACTCATTTATAAAATACCAGTGCTTCCAAAACCACCACCGCGGTCTTCTCCAATTTCACCTACTTTTTCTACTCTAAAGAAATCAATTTTAGGAACTTCAGAAAGAACTAATTGACAGAACTTTTCGCCTTTATTAATTGAATAAGATTGACCATATTCAAGGCTTTTGATGCGTAGTTCCTCTGTTCTTCCACCGTTTGGATTATTAATTGGTTCATATTGAATATCCTTAATTGGAGGTTCTACATTTTCTACAATTACTCCAATTTCATCCCGGTAGCCTGCATCAATTGTTCCTGGTGTATTAGCAACACGTAATTTTGTTTTTAGACAGCGGCCGCTCTTTGGGCGAACCTGAATTTCATATCCTGGTGGGATAGCTACTTTAATACCTGTTGGAATTAGTTTTGTTTCTCCAGGTTTAATGATATAATCATCTAAAGCATAAACATCTAATCCACTATCTGACACATGAGCATACTGTGGAATTCTTGCATTTTCGTGACATAATTCTATTGGAATTCGAATAATTCTTTTTGAAATACCTTCTGTTTCATTAATGGCATTAGACATAGAATTAATAATTTGAATAAAGAAGTCTTTTTTAATATTTGATAATTCTTCTAAGTTGTTAATGGCTTCTATGGCTTCATTGAAAGCTTCATTTATATCTTCGGAAGTATATCCATCTTTATTTATACTCTGAACTAATGCCACTCTTGCATTAGCATTATTAATTGACATTGCAAAACTTTCTAATAACCCTGGCGCAATTAATTCAAATTGATCATCTGGTAACTCAAAAATAGCATTTAACATTTCTGCAGTGTCTTCATTAGTAGCAAGAGCTTCTAATGTGGATGCAATTTCTTCTACTGTTTCTTTCGTAATTTTTTCATCATTCTTCATCCCAAATCCCTCCAAATTGCTGCACGAGTTTTACAATATATGCTTCATCGATAATTTCACCTTTTGCTTTTTTAGTTTTATAAGTGTATCCCGCCGCAGTTAAAATAAAACCATCATTTTCTGCTTTATTTTTGTAGTCTTCAATAAGTTTTTTTGCTTCAGGTTCACTGTCTGCCCTAAATTCTAAGGTTTGTTTTAAGATTCGTGTCATTTTTCTCCTCCATTAAAATATGCTGTAACTATTTCTTTAAATAATGGTAACTCTAATAATTCAACACAAAATTCTCTCCATTCAGGAAGTCTGTGATTATATCTTTGTATATATATATTTAACAAACATCTATAATTAGTTGTTAATCTCGCTGTTAATTGAAACCCCGCAGGAGTATTGTATAATATTTCTAAATACAATTTATCCAACATTTTTTTTCTTTCTTCCATAACTTTTTGAGAGTCTTTTTTAAGAGAAGAAAGCCGATTATACTCATTTACTTTTTCTTGTACTATATCAATAATTCTTGAATCAACATATTCATTACACTGTTCTTTTAAATTAAACCTAGTAATTCTATGCATTGTACTTTGACTTGTAACAAATTCTAAAAAACGGTACCTCTCTGCCTCAACCCAAGCTTTATTTGAAAAGGTAACATCAAAATTAACTCTTACTCCTGTAAGCCATTGAGCATGAGACCCATTTCCATAAGAAGCTTTTACTAAGTTTAATCCTCTTTTTATATCCTTATCATTACTTAATCTTCGTTCAGTTTCGGTTCTCATAGCATATCCACTTGCTATCAAACTTTCTTCTAAATCATAAACTTTTACATTACTCAAAATCATTTAGAATTTTCTCCTTCACATAATCTCCATATTGGTTAATATAAAAAATTTCTTTTATTCCTAAATCTCTAATTAATTTACTACAGGCCGCGCAAGGACGACTACATCCTTTTTGTCCATTTTTTAATTCTCTATAAACATAAATAGAAACTCTGCTCCAGTCTATTTCTTTGCCAATTAATGGAGATAATGCATCTACTTCTGCGTGTTGTCTTGCTATAGAATGTTCATAATCTGTCATATCTCTATAGAAGTTATATTTGTGCTGCAGTGGGCGAGTTTTATTTGAGTTAAAACCAGTTGATAAAATATGATTTTTTTCTACTACAACTGCGCCCACTTTAGTTCTATGATAGTCACCTAAATAGCTTATTTCTTTTGCTATATTAAAAAACCTTTTCTCTTTTTTAGTCATTTTCTTCCTTTCTACCATATCATTTTCTATATATAGTATACTACAAAAGAAAAAAATATTCAAGTTTTAATCGGGAATTTTATGATATAAACCACAATGACACCATTCATCTGAGCCTTCTAAAAAATTTAAACAGATACATTTTGTTCTTTCATTTTTTTGCAGTTGACAACAACAATATCCATCGTTTTCTTTTATTGCTTCTAAAATTTCTTTTTGTTTTTCTTTATCTGGTGTAATTGAGATTTTCATTAGTTAGTCTCCTTGCGTATTGATTACTACTAGACAATTCAACTCCTAAAATTTCATCATAATGAGGAGAATCATTGGGAATATATCTACCATATTTAACAATGATATTAGGAAAGTTAAATAAATTTTTATATAACGTAGATAAACCATCCTCAGTAGTATTTTCTAATTCTTCTTTAGTATATCCTGTGTAAATAACTATATCATCATTACATTTATACACTCTACGTAACGTATCTATAAAAGTAATTAACTCAAATTTTGAGTCAAAAGGTTCTAATCCGCCGCAAACTACTGCATTAGTTAACGGATTATTAATATATCGTTTACATATTTTTTCTACATCCATATCTAAAATAGGAGTACTCACTAACGAAGAGTTTTGACAAATCTTTTCTCCAGCTTCATTGTCACATTTAAATGAGCAATATGGAAAAATTAAAAACATTGAGATTTTTTTGTAATTACAAATATCTTCATCAATTATTCCACGTATTTTCATTTTTATTCCTTCTTTCTTTTCCCTTTTTTAATCCTTTTTCAAACCCCTCAATATATCTTTTAGTCATTTCAGCTTTTATATTATCATAAATACTAGGAAAACAGTTAGCCATAAGGAATTCAAAAGAAATTTCTTCAGAAAGGTTAATACCATCTTTTTCAAGTCGGTCTACTATATTTTTTAATCTACCTAATTGTACAGTGTCTAATTTCATAGCTTATTAACATCCTCCCATTCTCTCATTTTATATTCTGCATTACGAGGTTTACTCCAGGTTTTAATTGGTGTATAAAAGCCAACAATTCTACTGTACTCTGTACTTACTGGTTTTCCACAAATAGGACAAACTTTGCCATAAAAAGCATGATTATTTTCACAGGCTTGAATTTTTGTATTAAAAGCAAAATAAGTAAGTCCCTGGTCTGCAATATATTCTGTTAATTTCCAAGCTTGCTCAAAATTCTTAAAAGGAGTTTCAATATTAAAATGCGCAATTGATCCACCATTACAATAGGAATCAAATAAACTTGCAATACGAACTCTTTCTTTAAAAGTTGTCTTAATACCAAGAGGGATAAATTGATTTCCATAAAGTGGAAGATCATCCACAGCGGTATCAGGATATAGAAGTTTATCAGCTTGCATCATTTTGCTTGCTGCCTGCTCTCCAGGAATTTGTTCAAGATTAATTTTATAATCTTTATCAAGAGCAAACTGGTCTTTCGTACGATGAATTACTTCAAAAATCTTTTTTCCAAAACGGTCAGCGTCTTCGGTATAATAAACATTACCAAAATCATCTTCTTTGGTGTATCCAAAGGTTTTCATTGTTTCATAAATTCCAATGATACCAACTGTATTATATAAATGCTCAAAATCAACTAATCCTTTTGAAAAATTTGGAAGTAGCCCTTTTTCAACATTTCTTTCAATGATATGTCTAATTACATCAAGAGCTTTACAATCTAATTCAACTATATCTCTTAATGCTACTAAATATTCTTGTTCAGTTTTATGTTCAAGTGCAATTCTGGCAAGATTTACAGTAGAAACTTTTACAGATCCCACTTTCAGCGCGGTGCCACCAATACTATTAAAATAGCCTAAATCATCAATATTACTTTTTAATCTACAACAATTACTTAAACTGGTTACACTATCATCAATAAAAAGGTTTGAATCATTCCATTTCATATTATGTTTAATACACCACTTTGCAAAATCTTCATCTTCAAATTTATGGTCTTTTCGTAGAAGACTCATTGATAATACAGGAAAAGTAAACATATTATGAGAACGAATTTCACTTACAACTTCCATAAAAAGTTTTTGAAATTCTTTTATTTCACTAATAGAATCAATCATAAAGCTACCATCTGGGAACTCCGCGCCTCCAAAGAGTGCCTCCAAATATGGTTCATCAAATACTGAAACATTCGTAAAGGCACTTTGCATTCCATCACGCACATATGGTTGGTTAACTGCATAAATAAACCTCTGAATCTGCTGCCGAGCATAGTATTCATTATCCTTGGTAGCATAGCCATTCTTACAATCTTCTCTCCAAAAATAATACATATATGGAATTAGATTGGGTAAACCCACTGCCCCAGAGGATCGGTTTGAAGTAAAACTAATATACTCTTTTACAAAATCTATAAAAGTAGACAAATGTTTTGGAGGTTCAGCATTAAAGTTTTGTAAAAAGAATAATCCTTTTTCTGCTAAATCTTTTAAATCATAAGCAAAACAATAATGTAAAAATGTGGATGTATCTGCATCATGCATATATAATGCTTTTGACCACTCGGCGCGCAGCCATTCATTTGCTGTTTTAAATCCATATTTTTTATTAATTTCATAATAAATTTTATTGTAAGCAAGAAGTTTACGATGAGATTTAGGCATTTCATTCATTAGTGTTCTCATGTCTTTTGTGCCTACATTTGCGTTCCCATCTACACTTGCATCTGCTACTGTTTCCGCATCAATAAAATTTGCAATAAAATCTGTATATGAAAGTTGTTCATCTGCGAAACCATTTAAATGAGAAAATTCTTCTCCATATGTTTCAAGCATTTTATTATATTGAGTAGTAAAATTTTTATTTAATTTAATATTTATTGTTGCCATTTTATTCCCCCTGTTTGTTAATCCATTCTATAGCCTTACTAAAATTTAACAATGGCTCTTCATCAATCTTCATCATTGGCACAGCAGTTATTCCAAGACGTTCCATTTCTTCAATGTCATTAATTAAATTATACTCTGTAATTCCCATACCTTCTAATTTTTTTAAAAGAATACGACATCTTGGACAACCTGTTGAATAAATTGTAATCAAATCTATCACTCCTCCTGTTTATAGCAAAATTCGCAAAAACCATTTACAAAATGATGCTCACATTGTTTCTGTAATTCACTATTTTCTTTTAAAAGATCTGCTATAGTGTTGTTTAAAACAAATTGTCCTGGAGACATCATATCTTCAATTAATTTATTATTAAAATTAATTTTCTCATGAATTTCTAGGTTTGTCATTATATCAATTTTCCTCCTACTAATTCCACTTTATTTCTTTCGTAGAATTCTTTAAATAAATTAGGATAATTTTCTGCTACATAAAAGAAAAGAGTTTTTGCTTTTTCTTTTTTTATTACATTTTGAAATCCCGTAGTGGTTTCGGTTTTTAATAATCTACAATATCTATATAAGGCATCTGTTATATCATAATTTTGATAAAAATTATTATATGCAGAAAACAACCGAATCAAATCTACGGTTTCTTGCGTAAGTAGAAAATTATCACTAACGTCAAGTAAAATTTTTATATGATTGTTACAACAAAAGATGACCTGCCTAAAAATTTGTAATAATTCCTCTTCTAAAAAATGGTTAGCCGTGGACGAGGACGGGTAAGGGGAATAAATTATATGTAGTCCACGAATTTCTTTTGAGTAATTTGCCAAAGCGAAAAAATCTTCATCATTTAAAATCGTTGTTATTCTAAAATTTCCATATGATGATAATTGAATTTTTCGCCAATCTTCAAATTGTTTTAAATTTTTACAGCGAATAGGATATTTTGTTGCTAATCTAGTATTTTTATTTTCATATTTAAGATTATAAAGTCCTTCTTCTATTACCACCCGCGCGCCTTCAACATTACTTAAATCATAATCATGTAAAAATAAAACATTTCTACTCCCCAATCTTTTTGTTTGGTCAATAAAGTATGGAGAAATATGTTTTTCATCAAGAGAAAGTCGTAGGTGTGCAGCATTTTTTAAAGTTATAAAAGCTAAAGTATTATTTTTTAATTCATCTTCAAATAAATGTTTATACGGCAAATAAATACTAAAGTCCGCATCACAAGCCTCTATATCTTGTGCAAGAGGATGATATTTATTATAAGAAAAAGCTAAACCACCATATTGAATATTATGATATTCACTTATTTCTTTTGGAAAAGTTCCATCATAATAATCTTTTCGTAGAAAAAATTGAGAATAACGGTCAGGTGAAATAGAGGGAGATAATACCACTATCTCCCTTTTTCTTTTATAATAAGTTGCTAATTTCATTAGTTCCAAGTTTGGAATTGTTTGATGATATTTAAAAAAATCTTCGTCATAAAGTCCGATTGACATTATTCTTCACCTGTTCTTGCATATGTTTTAATATCCCCTTCTTCTGTTACCTCAGTTATTTTTTCCACCAAATGCCAAGGTGTCCGAGAATATTTTTTTGCCTGAAAATCATTTTCTCTTCTAATACCAGTAATAATAAGTTTATTTCCTCTTTGAAACATACTCTTTTCAATTACGTGTTTTTTACCATCGGCTCCGCGCTCACTAATTTGTCTATCATAATAAGTGAATACAGCTCCATAAATTTTAACCGTTACAACACCTGTTTTTGTTAATAATGTGATACTTTTTCTTGATTTATCTTTATCTAATACTGTACCGATAATACGATGAATCTTAAATAAAGGAATTCTTTTTCCTTTTATATTAATAAAACGATCAACATCAGGCTCTTCACTAAGACTAAAAAAGTCTGAAAAACCATATTTCTCTTCATTCACTACCGCTAATTCATGTTCATGAGAATAATATGAAACTGAATCCATTTCCCATTTACTTAAATTACCTAAACAATATTTATCCCAGGTATCTTTCATTAAACGGCTATTAACAGCTTCCAATAATTCAGCATTATGTTCTTTTACATAAGGACGTATAATATCCATCTGCTTTTTATAAATATTATCCCAGAACGTTTGTTTAATTTTGAATCCACTTTCTGTTTCCGCTGAAGATTCTAAATCATCTAAATCAAAAAATTTCTCATAAAAAGATAATCCAACATTATCTATTCCATAATAAGTATTATCTAATTTTTGTTTTTTAACATATTTGTTAAAATTATAAACACGTTTTTGTAAGTCATACTCATAAGGAATTAATCCAAAATCAATTAACATCTTCATATTTTGAAGAGTTATTCTTTTCTTTTGGTCACTAATTGATGCAACGTATTTTTTCATTATCTCTTCTCTATCACCGAGAAAATCAAACGCCCCACTTTTAATTAAGTTTATAACTTGAGGCTTTGTAATTTTTACCTTATTGGTTAAATCTTCTACTGAATTATACGGCCGCGCGCTCAGAATGTTTTTTACAACTTCATCTCCAACTTTACTAATACCACTTAATCCATAACGAATTGTATTGTGTTCAAGGTCTGGAGAAAAAGTATAAGTTGATTTATTAATGTCCGGCGGAGCAATTTGAATTCCCGCCATTCTCATTTTTCCAATCGCAGTGGCAATCTTTCCATAATTCGTAGTTTTTTGTTTTTTCTTTTTTACAGTTTTACTTTCTTCTTCCTCATCATCTTCGCTTTCTTCATATTCAGCTCCAAAATCAACCATTTCGTCATAACACGTCGAATCTTCAATGTACTCTTCTTCCACTACTGAATCTTCTTCTATCCCACCGCTATCACTAATTAAACAAGCACAATTCCAGAAAATTAATGGGTAACGATAAGCCAAATTCATTTCCTGAAGAGCGATTAATGAGTAAGCAAGAGTATGAGATTTATTAAATCCATATCCTCTACTATATGCTACCAAAACTTGCCAAACATATCTACATAAATTTTTACTTAATCCTTTCTCTCTCATATTCGCATAATATTCTTCAGTTAATTTATCATATTCTGCAGGATTCTTTTTTGCGATAGATTTACGCAATCTATCTGCCCATGTTAAATCAAATCCTCCACATTCTGGTATCTGAACAAGTGTCATAAAACCTTCTTGACTTTCGCAAATACCATATGATAAATCTAATTCTTTATGCAGAATACTTTTTTCTTCCTCAGTTAATCCCCATTTTTCCATTTCCTCATTCCATAACTCAGGATTATTTTTAAATCTGGCAAATTTACTCAGCGGCTGCTCTGCCCCTCTTTCTTGCGCCATTAATCGAATTACAGAATTTAAAGTTGCCAAATCATCTACAGAAGATGGTTTTGCTAACGCTATCCCCTGAACTCCACTTTGCTGCTCCATTTGAAATAATGAAAAAATTTCATGATTCCAAACCATTTTCCACATATTCGGGTCATCACGCTCAAGATTATAAATACCTACTACTGATTCATATGTTTCTCTCAAAGTGGATTTGCGTTCTACTAATCCGTTATCACATAACAAATCAAGACAAGTATGAATTTTATCCATAGCTTCAACTGATAATGCGTCATACTTAATTAAACTTACCGCTTCATCATCATGAAGATCAAAGGCTGTAATAATAGTTCCATCTGGCGACCGCATTAATCCAGTGGAATTTGTAAAAGGTTCATCAACGAAAATAACTCCACCTGCGTGCGCGCCCAGTCTATTAACTAATCCTTCAATTTTTCGAGCTACTGTCCAAAGTTCAGGATAATTTTCTGTCATTTCAATTACAAATTGCTTAATTGGAGTGAACCCACTTTCTTTATCACCGTACATACATTGATCCAATGTACGCACTAATCCTCTATCTGATGGAATTAAGGAAGAAATGTATGAAGCAATATCAACATCAATTCCTAATCCTCTCGCAGCAGTTAATATTGCTGACTTTGATTTTTCAGTTCCAAAGGTTGCAACATTTGATACTCTATCATTACCATATACTTCTCTAAATTTATTTAAAACAGTTGCTCTCCGCCCGCCTTCAATATCAAAATCTACATCCAATACAGATACACGATTTGGATTGAGAAAACGCCATGAAAAAGTTTTTGTTTTTTCTTTTAAAGGATTAATTTGAGTAATATCTAAAACATATAATAAAATAAAACCTACTCCAGAGCCTCTACCTGGTCCTACAATACTACCAGCATCCCAACACACGTCAATAATATGTTGAAGATTTAAAATATAAGAAGACCAGCTTGCATTATTTACTTTTGAAGAAATTTTAATCATTTCAAGATTAGAATTAATTTCATTATATGCTTCTTCATTCTGTAAATCCGAATGTTTTTTAATTCCATCAATAATTTTATAAACCAAATAATAGTCACCTTTATCTTCTGATTTTATAAAATCATTAAACATTGGAATTTTTTGACACCATTCATTTAGCTCTTTTTCTGTAATTTCATTATCTATTTTATTCCAAGTTAAAGTCGGGATTTTTAATGATTTATTTAAATCGTAATCTTCACAACTATCAAAAATCCCTTGGATTGTTTTATATGCTTTTTCTAATTCTTCTTTTGACAAATAAGAAAAATATTTTTCTAATTCTTCTGTATTCATCATATAAGTTGAAGCATAAAAATCATCTACTTCTCTTTCTCCGTTTTGAGAATTGAGAAAAGCTTTATGAACAAATCTATCATCTTTTTCTAAATAATGACTATCAGTCGTGATAATATATGGAATATCATACTCTTTTGAATGTTCAATTAACCATTTATTTACAAAGATTTGTTCTTCATTAAAACTTGGTTGCATCTCAAAAAAGAAGTTCCCGTGACCAAAAACTTCATCCATTTGAGTAATCCAAATTTTTATTTTTTCATATAACTCATTATCTTTTGTATCTCTCCAACGTAATAATTGTGTTGGGAGCGCGCCGCCTAAACAAGCAGTTGATCCAATTACATGACCTGGGTTTGCTCCAATTATATCAATCAAATCTTGATAATAAGTTGGAACTCTTCTCATACCACGAGCCATATAACTTCTCATCCAGGCGCGAGTAGATATTTCTCTAATTTGCTGATGACCAATCGCATCTTTAGCCAACAAAATAAAATGAAAGTATCTATCTACTCCTGATACAAAATTATTATTATTAAGACCATTTCGAGTTAAATAAATCTCATTACCTAAAACAACCTTAAAATTTGGGTGTTCTTTTTTAATTTTTTTATAATAATTTAATACTTTAATTGAATTACTAATACATTCATGATCAGTAATTGCTATACCAGAATGTCCAAGTTTAATAGCATAATCAATTAATTCATTTTCTTTTATAATACAGTCACGTAAACGAATATTACTAAATTGTGTATGGCTCCCTAATTATGAAGACTTCCGGGATATTCTTTAATCATAGTCTTCATTATTATCATCACCACCTTTCTTAAACTCTTTATCATTATCTTATATAATAATTATACTATAAATACAGAAAAAAATCAAGTTTAAAATCCAAATTTATTATCTTCTATTTGATATGCATCAATAAAAATTTGCGGAGTTTCTACTCCCATCCAACTATTTATATTGGTTCTCCCTACTAAGTTCATCTTTATTTCATCATACTGCCCCAGTTCTTCAATTAAATCTTTCGCATGAAATTTCATATATGCAATACCAAATTTAGTAATCTTTAATGTGTCAGAATTTTTACCCATAATTTGGTAATCATCCCTTGTGATATTTAAATCGTGAATAAAAATTATTGGTTCTGGAGTATCTTGTCCCCAGCATTCTTCATATTTTCCTAAATCAAAAACTATATCCTGAATATCCTTATCTGCCGCAGAACGAACAAAATTTACTTCGTAAACCCCTTCTCCAAAATCAATATCAGCTAGCTTATTATTAGCCCACTCATGAAAATTAAATAAATCTTTATCTGGGATAGAGCATCCAAAGGCATTATCATGCCCAGCAGTATATTCAAACATTTTACTTTCGTCTAAGAAATTTTTAAAAGAATCTAAAGCACTCTGATTCAAACCTCTCGCACTTCCTCTAACATACCCTTCATCATTTAACCTGGCTACAATAGTAGGCTTTTTAAATTTTGCTGCCAGCCGCATGGCACATAATCCATTCAACTCCGCAGGAAAATCATCTTCATCTTCTAACCGAATAAAAAGAATTTTATTTTCTAATAAATCATATTTAAATACTTTGGATTCTAATTTTACCATTGCATTATCCAATAATCTATTTTGTTTTGCTCTTGCATTGGTACACTCTCTTACACTTTCAATCGCAGCATATTCCAATGTTCCTTTTGCACCACGTTTATTGGATGGAATTTTTTTCGTACCATCAACAAAAGCCATATATAATCTTTCTTTTTCTTCCATAGTTCCAACTCTAATCATCGCATTAATCAAGGGAACAACATAGAAAGCCACTGTAATTGGATTAACCTTTCCTCCTGTCGAATAACTTTGTTTATCTAAAACTGATTTAAAGAAGAAGTTTTTAATATTAGCTAATCCAGTTTTTGAAATATATCTATTTTCAATTTGAACCATTGAACCCATATCGCCAATGATACCTAATGCAGCTAAATCAATAAAATTATCTGCGAAATCTACTTCATATAAAGAATCTAAAACTCTGCAAAATTGATAAACCACTCCCGCGCCCGTTAAATCTTTATTTGGGTATCGTGAAGATAGTTGGTTATTTATAATTATTGCATTATCACTTAATGGAGTGTCTGTAATATGATGATCAAGAACTAAACAAGGTAGATTAATTTCTTTTAACTGATCATGATATACCCCATCATTACTACTTGAGTCTGGGAGAATAATAAGACTATAGTTTTCTTGGTTATCTAAAATTTTATCAATATGGTCTTGAAGTCCATGCTGTTTATTCTCATGTAAAATATAATCAATTTCAATGGAGTTATCTATACAATGAATATACTGGTGCATAATCGCTGCAGAAGTGAAGCCATCACAATCACTATCTACCACAATTAAAATTTTTCCCTTATTTTTTATTGTGTTCATTAGTAATTCCGCGCCCCGTGTTATATTATCAAATAATAGAGGGTCATTAAGACATTTTTTTGAAGGGGTTAGAAATTCATCTAAATCCATTACTCCTCTCGCTTTTAACAGCTCGCTTCCATAATTCTTTTGAAAGTTTTCATTTACTAATTTAATCTGCATTAATTATTACTCTCCTTTTCAACAATTTTTCAAAAGTTTCTTCCCCTTTATCAACTGGGCTATCTTTCATATCTAATAAATTATCTACGTCATATATAAAAGAAAAATTACCATATAAAGAATACTTTTTACATATTTTATATAACTTTGTAAAATACTTATCTTCTCCAGGTTTTTCTTCCTTATCAAAACAAATTATAAAATTTCTAGGATTACATTCTTTAATTAATAAATTAATTTGAAACTTATTCAGCGCGCTGCCGCACACAGCTACTGAACAATTTAACTGATTAAAATCTTCAAATTTTAATACGCTTTTTTCACTTTCAAAAATAAAAACATTTCCAGTTTTTTTAATATTTTCTTTTGTTTTATTTAAACCATAAAGATTTAAACCTAATTTATGAGTATACCATTTTTTTTCTACTTGTACTGGCATATACTTGCCTAAATTTTCTATTTCCCATTCATTTAAAGCTCTTCCTCTAATTCCAACTAAATTATTATCTGCATCGTAATGAGGAATTATTATTTTATTTTGAGAAAGAGAAAAACGTATATTATATTTATCCATTGTTTCTTTCGAGATACCTTCTTCAATCCATTGCTCTGGATAAATCTTAAAAAAGACGTTAAGTACACCTTCATTGAATTTTGGCAAATTAATTTCTCGATTTTTCTTTTTGTAGTTATCTCTTAATTGATGATAAGATGTACTACTTTCTAATTTTCTAAAATTAGAACAATCTAAAATTGGTAGATATACATCCTTATACCAATCATATTCCTGCCCTCGCGCGTCATATATATGCTCCAACAATTTAAAAATAGACTGTCCGCCGCATTCGGTGTAACAAAAAAATAAATGAGTATCTTTATAATAATATAATTTTAAAGAAGATTCTGATGGATTGCTATTATGACAAATAGTAGGAAAAATAATTGCATTTTCAGTATCTTTATAATCTACTACTCCAAAATGCCTCATGAGTTGAATTACATCTTCATCTCTTAAATTGTCTATAATACCTTTATAATCAATCATTTATTCACTCAATTCTTTCTAATTCTATTTGAAGATTATGATATTCTTCTAACAATTCTCCATCCCATTCCATCTGATATTTAAAAGAAGTACCAATTTCAATAGGATCAAGTCGAGAATCTGTTACAAATAAATCTACTTTTCTTAAATTTCCAAGATTTACATTACTCCAAATTCGCAATTGATTCCATTCGCCACTTCTTACTTTATAAACATCTGTAACCATATTAGGAATATCTGTAATTTGGTTTACATCTTGGAAAAAATTAATTTCTTCTTTTGTTGGTCTAGATATAATAACTCCAATATCTGCTTTATTTATAATCGCTCTACTTCCTGCTAATGCGGATTCATTTTTAATATTTGAGTTATCATCACCTTTTGCATTAAGCTGTGTAGACGACATAACAAAAACATTTAATTCAACCGCCAAATCTTTTAATGCAGTTGAAAATAAAAGTAAAACTTCATCATTTCTTAAATTGAATCCTTTAAATTCATTTAATAATGATGGTGAAATATGAATATAATCATAAAATACATATTCAATTTCATATAATAAAACATTTTCTCTAACAATATTTTTCATTAAAGCAATAGTTGGATTCGGCATTCTAACAATAAGAAAGTTATTTTGATATTTTTCTAAAACATATAATGCCTGTTTGATAATTTGTGTTTCTCTATTTGTAAAACCACCATAACGAAATTTTGTTTCATTAAAACCTGTTAAATAAGCTAAAATCATTTTTTGAATTTCATTAATATTTTGTTCAGTTGCAATAAACAAAACTTTTTTATTGCTTCCTTCTTGAACCCATTTATCTTTTTTCTCATCATATCGAAAAGGAAACGCTAAATAACACGCATCCCCCACCGCTTGACGAGTTTTAGAAACACCACTACCACCAGACCTAAGTACAAAAGCTCCTTTTCTTGCTCCCGCGCAGACCTCATTAAAATAATCGCCTTGAAGAGGAAAACCTATATCAGTTTTTTCTTCCGCTTTTTCAATTATTTCTTGAATATTATAAAAAGCATTTTTTATCTCTGTTGTATCATTCTTAATAAAATCTTTTTCAATTTCTAATAATTGTCTTTTTATTTTATCTAATATTTCAGAAATTTCTAATTCTTCAAAACCACTATTAACTTCGAGGGCGCGAGGGTCAGTTAAGTTTTCAATATAAAATTCACTTATATCAAAACCCTGCTTTTTCAAATTATTTAAGAGGTTAATTTTCTTTAACTTCTTGTAGTAATATGGAAAATTATTTTCATCAGACAGTTCTTCTGCGTCTTGTAAAAATTCTACTCCATTATTCTTTTCAAAAGTTTCTTTTGCTACATTATTTGTACTTAAATAATTTTCTATATCTATTGGTTGAATTTTTTTCGCACCATTAATATATAAATTACTAATCGCAGCGAAAATAAACTTATCACTTCTAATTGAAAAGTCTTCCAAAGAAAGAGAATATTTATCTGTCTCATTTAAAAATTGAGGATGCTTAATTAAACATCCCAAAACCTGCATAACCACAGTTCTATCTACAATCATTAAATATCCTCCAAATTCCATCGTGTCTTAATTTCTTTCTTTTCTTTTTTAGAAGAAATTTTTACCACCGGCCGCGCCTCTCTGGTATGAATCTGAGCAATAATCTTTTCTAAAGTGCCTTCTTTTTTATTCTCTAAATCTACCCAATATGATGCTGCCTCTTTATATATATTACTAACAATACCTATTCCGCCTAATGCTTTTTCTGGATTCCCATGCAAAACATCATAATAATATCTCATAGAGAAATAAATTCCTTTTGGTGTCATTCCTTTATTGGGTGATGTAAAAAGTTTCCACTGCTTATTTAACTTTGAAAAATTAATTGTCATTTTTACATCTTTGTACAAATAATCTACTAAACTTTCATACCAAAAGTCTTCTTCTTTATTATTTGCTTTTACATTATTTTTATTACTTTTCCAATCTTCGTAACATTTTCGATGATAATAATATCTTGGCACCGGCATAATCCATTCTTGCTCATCTATTTTATCTGTATCAAACCGAACACCACAAACTCTACATTTTACCACATGACTCATTAACTCACCTACTTTCTCTATTTATATTATAACATTTTTTTCTAAAAAAAGCAAATTGGGAGAGTAGATAACTACTCTCCCAAGTAAAGATAAGGTAAAGTTATTTTTATAACATATCTTGCATTTCTAAGATAACCAGATTTAAAAGATCAGATTGATCTTCTGTGACTTCTGAAAGCTTAGTAGGTCTTCCAAAAATCATTTCAATTTTTTTCATAACCCTTGGCATATTACCATTAGGATCGTCTGTTCCAATTAATTTGGACCACAGTTCTCTCGCTTCTTCCATCAATTCATCATATGACTTTTTTTCTTCAATTTGTTTATCGACTGTATCTACTACAATCGCGCCGTGTTTTTCTTCTTCGTCCACAGCGTTTTTAACCGCCTCCGCAACCGCGTCATAAGTAAAATCAATTTTAGGAGCAAGATATTTGAACCGTGACCCAGCCTGGATTGTTGGTGTAGAACGAGTGATTAAATATCTATGACTCTGCTTTTTATCATCCCATTCTTCATAGCCAATTCCAATAATATCCACAAGAGCATTAACAATAGGTAAACATCTTTTATCTAATTCTGGAGAAAGAAAAATCTGTTCTTTTCCCTCTTCTCCTGTAATTCTTTCTTTCATGTGGCAAGTCAGAATTAATCCATATCCCATCATGGTAATCTGACGAAGAGAATTTTTAAACTCTGTATCTCTTTCTGCATAACCACGACCCCATTCAATATCTCCAATGGTTTGTACTCCCGCACGAGCACAAATGAACTGGGTGCATAAATCCCAAGCCCATCCTACAGTATCTACTGCAATATTATCAAATTTTTCCTTAACTTCTGAATCCGCTAACTGTCTTAAAGCTAATTTAAAATCAGACCATGTAGAAATATCCTGAATATACGCTCCTGGCTGAGCAGAATACCCTTTTTCTGTAGCAAGAATAAGAGTTTTTGGACTTGCCGCACAGAAAGTTGTCTTTCCGAATTTTGGGCGCGCAGCCAGAAGCAATGTGCGCCCACTTAGTGTCCGATTTAAAGTTTGAGGCTGGATATTTTTTAAGTCCATTTATTTACCCCCTTTCTAAAAACCGAGATCCAATTTACCTTTCTGCTCTGTTGGAGCAGTTCTAGTTTTACCTTCTGCTGCTTTTTCTTTTAAAGCTTCTAATCTAGCTTTTCTTTCGACTAACGCTGCCTGAATTTCATTAATATCAAAAGCCGCGCCATCTTCAAGAGTAGACTGAGAACCACCTGTAATTAACAGTTCGCTTACAGAGATTGTACGAGTAGTTTCCTGAGCTTCACCAAAATCTACTTCTTTTTTTACAGTTTCAGTTTTGGAAGAGAAATTTAATCTACCATTAGCAATAACAGTTTCATTATCATTCCAATACTGGTTGATTGCATTAATCGCATTAGGATTTGCAACAATAAAATCAACTAAATCAACCTTCCCTCCAAACTGAGGAAGTACACCTGTTACTTTTAATCTGCCTGTCTCAACCCCATCCGCAGCGGTTTCATTGACTTTGTTGGCTACAACAAAAGATGTAGAAAAAGTAGCTCCTGGTTTCATTTCATCTGACCGAATTTTATTAACGAAAGATGCGGTAATTCTTGGGAAAGAAACGAATCTACCATCTCTTCCATAATATTCGTTCATTGTAATTCGACCATTTGTAATTCTTACTGCATCCGCGCCAGCTTCTCCACCAGCGGCAGCAATAGAAGTATACTCATTCATTACTCTTTCAATGTTCTGATATGCAGGATTCTTTCCCCCAGCATTTGTGTATTCAGAAGCAAACATATGAACTGGCACTTCTAAATTAGTCATTACACCGTTAATTTCCTGATTAACGTGAATTTTAATAACTCCACCAATAGAATTCATTGGCGCACCATTCTTTGTAAAAGACCCATATCTGAGGTCGATTTCAGAGAGTAATCCTTCGATACGAACTGTGTTTTCTGCCTGTTTTAGCATTATTTTTTCTCCTTTTTATTCATATTTTTTGTACTTTTTTAGTTGTTTTTAACAGTTTGTTTTTTTCATTTTGCTAAAACAACAAAGATGGAGCCTATCAAAGTAGGCTCCTTTGAAAGAAGTAACTGATTATTCAGCTTCAAAAGCCTTTCCTGCTTCTGTTAGACATACATAAGTTACAGGTTTTTCCTGACCTTCTACGTCAACCTTTTCTCTCATGCAAAGACCCTTCTTTTCGTTACAAAGGTCAGTTACATTTGCATTTACGGACCGAGCTGTTCTGCCGGTGTGCTGTACCAGTTCATCAATAGAAACGCGGCCACCGTTAGCCTTTACATACTCAAATACTTCCTTGCTCTTTTCTGTTAGTTTGATTGTGTCTGCCATAATTTTTTCTCCTTTTTTATCTCGCCATATGATGGCTCTTATTTTTTTTGAAAGCGTTTCTTTTCACTTTCTATATATATTATATTATATCTTTTTGTTTTTTTCAAATTTTAATACGCTATTTTTATAATAAAATTTTGAGAACTGAATCTTTTGAGTTAATCTTTATAGATTTTGTTCCTAGCGTATTCTTGGATAATAAACGAATCTCTGAAACCTTGAGTTTAATTTGAGATGAAGTCGCAGCGATAATGACTTCGCTTTCGTTTATAATTGGAAGAAAATCAATAAGGTTATCATTTGATTCTACCTTCTGAAGCTTTCCACCTTTTGTTGCTCTTCCTTGAATGCTAAATTCTGATATTGAGGTACGTTTGGTTAATCCTTGTTTAGTGACACTAATTAACTCTTTTGTATCTTTTGGAATAGGATGACAAGCAATTACTGCATCATTGTCATTAAGTTTTATACCTTTTACCCCTCTTGCAATTCGACCAATTGCGCGCACATCTGTGGTAGAGCAGAACAAAAATTGTCCTTTTTCAGTTAGAATACCAATATCTTCATCATTAATAAAGTTTACTGATACAATTTCATCATTAGCATCTAATGAGATTGCTTTTAAACCAGTCTTAGATTTCTTAATATTATATTCAGATAATGCCGTCTTTTTAATTATTCCATTTTTTGTTGTAAAAAGAATGTAATTTTTAGTTTTCTTTTTTGTTAAAGCCGTTATTGCACAAGTTTTATCAGAGCTTTCTATAGAAGTTACTGCCTCGATAGGTGTTTTTTCATCTATCGTCAGCGCGCCTGCTACACAAGAGTATACGTGTCCCTTTTGTGTAAAGAAAAGTAATGTGTCAGTGTTTTGACAACTTATAGAATCAACTACAAACTCACCTTTCCTTAATTTTAGTTTTGATCCCACTCCACCTCTTCTTTGTGTATAAAGAGAGGAAGATTCTGTAGCGAGTAGATTATTATTGTTAGTAAAACTAATTAAAAGTGATTTTGTTTCGATTGGTTCCTCATTATCATCAGAAGTAAGGTTTAAAATTTTAGTGCGTCGTTCATCACCATATTTTTCCGCTACTTCTCTATATCCTTTTTTAAGCTCTTCTTTAAAAAGATTTTCATCAGATAAAATATTTACAATAACCTGTCTATCATTATTAAGTTTTTCTTTTTCATCTTCAAGTTTTTTTACTTCGAGATGAGCAAGTCGGCTTAATTTCATATCTAAAACCGCTTTTGCTTGAATTTCATCAAGTAAAAAATTAGTTTGTAGTGCTAATGATGCTGCAGAAGTAGAGTTGGATGATTTAATTGTTTGAATTACTTCTTCAATTTGTGCTAGACAAATTAATAATCCTTCAACTATATGAAGTCTATCTTCAATTTTCTTTAAATCATATTCAAATCCACGTCTATAAACCTCTTTTTGATGAGTAAGATGTGCCTCCAGCATCTCTTTCCAAGTAAAAAGTTTAGGATATTTACCATGATCCAACATAGTAAAATTAATTCCATAATAATATTGAAGAGAAGTTTCTTTATATAAATATTTAAGAACCTTATCGGGATTAGCTCTTTTACTTAAATAGATTTTAATTAGAGGAGTTTTCCCTGTTAAATCATTAAATCGCTCAATCCCAGGATTATCTTCTCTATCAATAATATCTTCTAATTGTCCACAAATTGTGTTAGTATAAACACCATACGGTATTTCCTTTACAATAAAACATCTATCTTTCTCATCAAATTCAACTACACTTCTTAATTTACAAGAAAAACCAGTTCCCTTTTTAATAGATTCTTTAACTTCAGATTCATTATATAAAATCGCTCCTGTCGCAAAATCTGGAACACAGTAAATTTCTTCAAAATTACAGTTAGGATTGTCTATTAAATGAATTAAGGCATTATTTAATTCTTTCAAGTTGAACTGTGGAATAGATGAAGCCATACCAATCCCAATACCACTGCTACCGTTACATATATTATAAAAACCTTTAGTGGGAAGAACAGCTGGAAATTGTTTAGTATTGTCATAGTTATCTCTCCATTCCGAAATAGTATTTTTATCTATATCTTTAAACAAAATAGAGGAAAACTTTGATAGACGACTTTCTGTATATCTCATTGCCGCCCAATTCCCCGACTCAATAAGCGAGCCTGCGTTGCCCTTTACTTCAACTAATGGGTATCGCATTGCAAAGTTCTGACCCGCCCGCATAATTATGCCTTCACAAGAACTGTCTCCATGGATGTAGAAATCTGCCATAGCCATACCTACAGCATTTGCAGTCTTTTTATATGGTTTATCATAGGTTAATTTCCGTGTGAGCATTGAATAAAAAATTTGTCTTGCGGAAGGTTTTAATCCATCTCGTACATCTACCAGCGCGCGGGACTGAAGAACAGCCCCTGAATACTGAATAAAGCTTTCGTTAATTGTTGTTTTTAAATTAGCCATTTATTCACCTATTTCAGTTATATTTTTAAAAACGTCGTTATAACATCCTCTGTTATTAAAATATTTTTTCATAAAACATAAAGCAATACCTTTTTCAGAATCAAAATTATCTCCATCTTGACATTTTACCTTAGTATGCGTTCCATCTTTCCAAACAACAGTAACCACTCTTTTTTTCTTATTAATATAAATATTTTTATATGGATGCGGTTTTGAGGGAGCTTTGATTAATGTTGCTTGAGTCAGTGTTCGAAGAGATTTATTATTTCCTTGTTTATAATTTAAAATTTGGACTGGGTTATCATATGAAGTACGATTATCTGCTACAATATTATACCATCCATCTATAATTAAATTATCAATATTAGTATTATAATCATATACTTTAGTAGAAGTTCCTTTAAAACGTACACTAATAATCATTGTTTTTTCCTTTCTATTCCCTTATTGTACTAAAATCAACTTTTTCCATAATAAATTCACGTCTTGGCTCTACGTTTACTCCCATAAGACTATATAATAAATCAATCGCTTCTTCGTCATGTTCCAATACATCCATTCTCTGATATTCTTCGGTGAACATAGAAGCTCTTGCAGTTTCTGCAGGGAGTTCACCTAGTCCCTTAGCTCTTGTCACTTCTCCTTTGATTTTATTTCTAACTTTGCTAAATTCTTCATCAGTGAAATAATAACTTTCTTTTCCTTTGTTATCAATAATATAAAGAGGAGAACGTAGCCAACATAAGCGTCCTTCTTGAATAAACTCTGGAGCAAGATATTCTAATGCTGCCATTATCAAAAGACCGATATGACTTCCATCACTATCAGCATCCGTGCAGATTGCTATCCTTCCATAGCGCAGTTTTGAAGCGTTATATTTTCCTGGAACAATGTTCATTGCACTTAAAAGAAGTTTAATTTCTTCGTTTTTAAAAATCTTTTCTTCTGGATTAGAAAGACAATTAATAATTTTACCTCTAATTGCTAAGATTCCATATTTTGTGTAATCTCTAGCCTGCGCAATGCCACCCATAGCAGAATTACCTTCGACGATTAATAAAGTAGAATTTTCTCCCAAAAATTCAGCGTCTTTTAATTTATCAGAAGCAAAAACTTTTTTCTTTTGATTCTTTTCAATTTCCTTTGATGCTTCAAGAACTTGCTTTCTTGCTTTTTCTGCAGCAACTTCAGCTTTCATTTCTTTTGTTAGTAAGTCAAGAATTTTTTCAAACTCATCTTTATGTCGTTTTTCAAAATCCTCTAACATTTGAGTGGTTGCCCGCTGACAAAGCCCTCGAAGCTCTGGATTATTTACTTTTGTTTTTGTTTGATTAGCAAAAGAAGGATTTGGAACTTTACAACTAATTGCATAATAAAGTCCATTTCTTGCTATATCTGGAGTGAATATTCCTTTGAATTTCTTTTTGAAGAAGTTCGTTAAAGAAGTTTTTACTCCCGTTAATGAAGTACCACCTTCACTATTTGCCAATCCATTTGTGAAAACGAACCATTTTTCGTTTCGGGCGGCCGCCCACTGCATAGCAATTTCACATTCCACTCCATTTTCTTCTAAGGTAATATGAAGAGGAGTTTTATGGATCGGCTTTGTAATATTATCTTTTAAAAAATCTATAAGTCCATTTGAAGATTTGTAGATTACTTTTTCATTAGTTAAATTATTAATTAGTATAAATTCAACACCTTTAGTTAAATAAGACCAATTTTTACACATTTCTAATAAGTCTTCAAAGTGAATTTCTATTGGTTCTAAATTATATACTTCAGGTGAGGGGATAAAAGTAACAACTGTTCCATGTTGATTTTTATCTTTAGAATCTTCTATGGAAAAACTTTCTTTTACACCTTCTTTTAAAATCAAAGTTGCGTGTTTACCATCTCTAAAAGAATCTGCCTGAAAATAAGAAGATGAGAGCGCCACACCTTTGGAGCCAATGCCATTCATTCCCGCAACATTTTGGTAAACTTTTTCATTAAATTTACCACCAGTGTGCGGTAAAGTGTAGATTGCTTCCATTGCTTCACTACCATCTTCACGAATTCCAAAAGGCACTCCTCTTGCATTATCTGTTACGGTAATCATATTATTTTTATCTAACTCAACAATAATTTGATCCCCGTATCCCATAGTTGCCTCATCTATGGAGTTGGTGATTAGTTCTCGTACGCATTGAAGAACGCCTTGGTTGTCTGCACTTCCCATATACATAGCAACCCTCGTTCTGACTGCGTCTAGAAAGGATAGCGTTTCTATGTTATTTGCGTTGTATTCCATCTTTACCTCCTTACTATATATAATTATTATACTATAAAAAGTGAAAAAATGCAAATTTAATTAAAGTATTGTAGAAAATATAGAAAAAAATACTTAATTATAGGAGTTTTAATTTTATAAAATAAAAGGAGGAAGTAATGAACAAAGAAACAATTTTAGATTATGCTACTAAAACACCAGAGAATACGAATAGAAATGTTTTGAGTAGTATGTTAGATTCTTTTTCAAAAAGTAGTGGAGGTGCTGTCCGTCTCTATTTTGTGGATCAACCAGCAAGCGATCCGTGGTTGTTAAAAGAATTTCCGAATTTTACGTTTGTGCCCTTTGATGAAGGACGTGGCTTTGCGTTAGAGCCGGATGGTGTGGCACTGACCATTGAGGAGCTGATAACACTTATAAAAAGCGGGCCGGTGTTAACGGCTGTAGAAGTTGACGAGGAGGAGGGGCGTATTTGGAGAGCCAAATCGGATGTCCTTTCTTTATCATATAATGTGAATATTACTGGTGAGTCGAATATAGAAGTAGGCGTTTTCGTCATGGGGTTTAATGTGGAACAATCATATGGGTTTGCTGGACAGACAATCCCACCAGGCGGTGACGATAGCAGTGGCGGTGTTAAATGATAGTTTATCCTTGGATCAACGACGATGTCATAGATTACGTTGAAATCAATAATTTGGTAAACCCACCAAACCTGGATAGCACCGTTCAATGTGGTGATAAATTACTTTAATAAATTGGGAGGTATAAATGAATAAAGAAAAAATTTTAGAATACGTAACAAAAACTCCAGAAAATACGAATAGAAACGTATTAGGGAGTATGTTAGATCAATTTGCAAAAGATAGTGGTGGCGGAGATAAAACTGCTGAAAAAACCGTCAATTTCTATGACTATGACGGGGAAGTTTTACACTCCTACACTGCCGATGAATTTCTCGCATTAAAGCAGATGCCAGAGAATCCGACTCATGATGGGCTTACATCTCAAGGTTGGAACTGGTCATTAGAGGATGCACAGGCTTATGTTCAAGAGTATAGAATGTTGAACATTGGTCAAACTTATATTACATCTGATGGAAAAACTAGAATCCATATTAAGTTGTATGCTGGAAGATTATCTCCTTATTTAGGTATTAATTTAAATGGAACAGCAGAAGTCGATTGGGGAGACGGAAGTGCAATTGATACTATGGTTGGTACTTCTTTAGATGATCTTACTACTCTTAAACATATTTACGCATCAGAAGGTGAATATGTTATAACTCTGAATATAATAGATGGGATGTTTGAAATTCGTGGATTAAGTTCTAAAACTCGTTTGTTGAATAACGAAGATTCTGCAACAACAAGTATCTATGATTTTAAATGTATTGATAAAGTATTTGTTGGTGATTTTATTAATTGTATTAGTCCTAATGCGTTTAATTATTGTAGTGGTTTAACAAACATCACTATTCCAAAGGGTATTACAAGTATAGGACAAAATGCGTTTAGTAATTGTTACAAATTAACAAGCATCACTATTCCAGAGGGTGTTACAAACATAGGACAAGCTGCGTTTAATTATTGTAGTGGTTTAACAAGTGTAATTATTCCAGATGGTATTACAAGCATAGGACAATCTGCGTTTGATTCTTGTAGTGGTTTAACAAGCATCACTATTCCAGGAAGTGTTACAAACATAGGACAAAATGCGTTTAGTAATTGTTACAATTTAACAAGCATCACTATTCCAGAGGGTGTTACAAGCATAGGACAATCTGCGTTTAATTTTTGTAGTGGTTTAACAAGCATCACTATTCCAGGAAGTGTTACAAACATAGGACAAAATGCGTTTGATTCTTGTAGGAGTTTAACAAGCATCACTATTCCAGGAAGTGTTACAAGCATAAACGCACAGGCGTTTGGTAATTGTAGGGGTTTAACAAGTGTAATTATTTCAGATGGTGTTACAAACATAGGACAAGCTGCGTTTAATTATTGTAGTGGTTTAACAAGCATCACTATTCCACAAAGTGTTACAAGCATAGGGGTGTCTGCGTTTAGTGGTTGTAGGAGTTTAACAAGCATCACTATTCCAGAAAGTGTTACAAGCATAAACGCACAGGCGTTTAGTAATTGTTACAGTATGGGCGAATATCATATTCTTTCAACTACCCCTCCAAATATTTACACAAATACATTTTCCGTGATTCCAGGAGATTGTAAAATCTTTGTTCCAGCACAATCGGTTGATACCTATAAAAGTGCGACTAATTGGAGTACATATGCTTCTAAAATAGTTGGAGAATAAAATAAATAGATATTATAAAGACCCTCAACTGAGGGTCTCTTTTTATTCCCAACTATAAACTTTTCTCTTTCTCTTCTTCGTTCCTCTTGTCCAAATCAATAACTCTTTCGCTCTTGTCGCTGCAACATAACTAATACATTTTTCTTCTAAATTAAAAAACTTCGCGCCAACAACAACAACACATCTATTCTCCAACCCTTTCGCCTGATGGATGGTCAAAACTTTCACACTATCTTGCCGCATCCTTTCAATAAATTCTGCTCTATCTAAATCCGCTCGTCTAAAATTATCAGTTGGTATTTTCTCCGCCTGTAAATATGATAAAGCATCTTTTACTTGATTATTAGTGCGACATAAAATAAACCAATCCCCGTATTTGTATCCTTTTTCATGCAGTATTTTAATCCATTGTACAACTGAAGAATACTCCAACTCTTCTTCCCATACGTCTCCCATTGATAACGCTCGGGTAATACTGTTATCAGTGTACTGATACCCCGCTTGCTGGATAATTCTTTTTGCAAAATTCAGAATATTTCCACCACATCTAAAATTCTCATTGAGCTGATATACAGTAACATCTGATTGATTCATTAATTCAAAAATATACTCTGGATCTGCATTATTAAACCTATAAATACATTGTCTACCATCAAAGAAAATCATCCACTGCTCAGGTTTAATCATATCAAGCATAAATTCAAACTGATTAGGTGGTGAATCCTGTGTTTCATCAATGAGCATATATCTTACTGTATGAATACATTTAGGATGTTTTTTTACTAACTCAAAGAGGTCATCAAAATTTTCCTGTTCAATAGCCTCACTCGTATCCACACCATATGCTCGTAGAAAATGCGCTGCCAAAGAGTGGATTGTTCCCACAAAAAGTCCCTGCGGCCGCCCAATACGTTCCATAATTTCTTCAGCCGCAGCGTTAGTAAAAGTAATTGCAACAATATCTTCAGCTTTATATCCATTCTGTAAAAGATATTTAATTCTTTCAACTAAACATCTTGTTTTTCCGCTTCCCGCGGCAGACTGTACAACGATGTATGGTTCTTTTGCTTCAACTATTTCCTTCTGCTTTTTTGTTAATTCCATTATTATTTATCTCTCTTTTCAGTTCTTCTTCAATCATGCGGTCAATCATCTTTTCTTTATACATATAATAAGCATAATCGTACGCTTGATCGCATTCACAACATTCTTTAAGTTCACAGGATGGTTCATAGGCTGGACAATTATTAAGTACAAAATCCAGTATTTCAATGAACTCCTTGTTTTTTTCTAACTTGGTCATTTAACTCTCCTCTTTTCTCAAGAAGTTTCTGCAATAACTCACATTTCTCTTCAAGTGAAGCGATTGTTTCACTTTGAAGTTTAATAATCTGCGCCTGAGTGTCTTTAATTTGCGTAAGCACCTTGATTTTCTGAGTGCATTCCTCTAATAAAGAAATACTTTTCCGTGTTAATTCTTGAGAACGGTTCAAAACCTGGTTCATATCCATAGCATCCTACCTTTCTTTCCTCTACGGAACTTCTGGAGTTAAATAATCATTATGCCATTTAGATTTTACTCTAAATTCATCTTTAATTATATTATCAAAATTTTGAATAAATTTCAATTTCCAATAGGGTATTCTATAAAGAGGAATTTCCGAAGCCAAACAAAAAGAATTTTTTAATCTATCATTTTCTTGCTGTTTAAGAAGAGCTTCACGCCCTCTAATAGGTTTCCAGTGGTATTCGCCATCCATCTCAACGATAATATTCAATTCTGGTAAATAGAAGTCAAAACGAAAAATACCTTTATTTCTTCTTAAATCTTTAAAGGTTTTTTCTCGCTCTACTTCTATTTTTTCTTTTCTGAAAATTTCTAATAAACGTTCCTCATAGCTACTCGTTACCAAAACATTTCTCCCAGGTTGCATCTTGAATGGTTAAATCATCTCTAAATTGAACAAATTTTCCATGACGAAGTGCATGAGTATCTTCCATGATTTCCATTGCTGTTACTTCAATAACCCTTCCTTTATACTGTTCAGGATTAGCCTTAATTTCTTCTGTTAAACCACTTAAGAAACCAATAGGAACCACCTTATCGCCTTTTACTAAGCCAATTTCTAAACTTCCTGCCCAGTTATGGAAATATGGTTTTGTTACTGGTTCAATCGCGGCGCCTTTTGCATAATCAGCATAATAATCTCCTTCCTTTTTCTCTCCAGTTTTTACATCTTCCCAATATCGCCAAGTTTCAATACTTTTACCTTCATATAATCTTGAAGGTGGAGTGTAATGACCAGTAAAAATACAGTCGATTGTTTTGTTAATTTCTTTTTTAATTTTAATGCTCATTCTTGCAGGAGTTCTTTTAAAATAGATGGGGCAATCTTTATGTGTAATAACAACTCCCTCACGGCCGCTCTCTAAATATTCACCAATTTTATCCCACAATTCACTACCATTAAAATATTCAGCATACTCAACATAAGGATTAATAAATTCTTCAGAAATTGTCTTTAATTTATTAAAACGATCAAGCGCGGGAGTATCTACCATATTTTCTCCATCCCATGCGCAAATATCAAAGATATAGAAATGGAGTTTTTGGTTCTTTTCTTGTCTTGCAATACATTTATCTTTTAAACACCCCAAAAGAGAGGTAATTTTTTTGCTTCCTTCGTTTCCAGGCAAATAAGTTTCACAAAGAAGAACTGATCCGTTAGGAAGTGACTCCATATATGAATGAAGTTGTGGAACCCACTCATATTTATTCACTGCCTCACCTTTTACGTTCTTATTTCGAGCAATCATAAAACAGTTTCCATCTTCATCCTTTACAAGTCTTTGATAGTATCCATCTACTTTTAATGCACCGTAATAATCTCCACTAAAAATATAATTTCTAATTTCTTCTTTACTATTTTTCTTATAAGAAGATGGATAGCTCCAATAAAGCATACTATTTGCATTTACCCAATCAATATCTTTAATATATCCGTTCATTTTATCTCCTTTATTTCTCTTTTACCTCTAAACCAATAACTTCCAAAAAGAGTCTTGCTTGTCTTCGAAGTTTTTCTTTTGAACCATTATTCCACAATTCAAAATCATAGTTATAATTCAGAATATCTTTATCTGCATGATTACTTGTTGGAAGACATTCAGCTTCTTCTCTTCTCAATAATAGTGTAATAGCATTTTCTCTTTTTGCAAATTTTTCTATCTCTTTTGGCTCTCTAACGTGAACAAAAGCCACTGCATTATCTGTTCCTAAATTAAATTGTCTGAAAGTATATCTCCATTCGTCAATTTTTTTCATGACATCATTATAAGGTATATCTTTCCAATTTGTCAGTGCATCTTTTAAATCACTTAAAAATTTTCTATCTTCAGGAGTTTTTTGACCATTCCAACCCAATTCTTTTGCAATTTCTTTTACACAATCTACTGTAGAAAAAACTGACACATAACCTTTTATTTCTTGTTTACAATATTCACAAAATAAATCCTTTCCTGCCATCGGCGCGCCATTAATACATACTATTTTCATTCTTCATCCTCTCTATTATTTACCCAATTTTGAATTAATTTTGCTTCTACTGCCATTTTATCAACCATATTATTATACTCATCATTTGAATGACCCTTTACTTTTATAAAGGTAAAACGATCATCTTCAAAGAAGGGGATAAGTAGCTCCCATAGTTCTTTATTTTTTACTGGTTGATTTTTAGAATTAATCCATCCATTTACCATCCACTTTTTGTACCATTGTTGTTTATAACAATTAATACAATAAGCACTATCACTATAGACTTCTATTTTTGACTCTGAAGGATACTCTTCTTCTATACGCTGACATCCTCTTATAATAGCTGTCATTTCACACTCATTATTAGTTGATTGAGGAAGCGCCCAGCCGTGAGAAAAGGTAATTTCTTCGTCTTTTAAAATTAGATATGCACACCCACCCATTGCATTTTCATAACCATTATTTGAAACTGCTCCATCAGTGTACATTTTTACCATAATAGATTCCCTCCTTTGAATAATAGGCTTGGTAAATTTCTTTAAAAATACTTGGCTCAACATGGAATTCTTTGCTTTCAAAATTTCCAATGTCTTGAACTGGAATTGGAGTTCCTGCTTCTTTTTTGTACCAGCAAATTTGCTTTCTACTTTTTCCTAATTTTAATAATAAATAATTAAATAAGTTTGTTTTTATCATTATTTTTTTATTGGTAAAAGCAGATACGCTTTTTGCTACCTCAAAAAAGACTTTACTTATATAATTTTTATTATAATCATCTAAAATTATGAACTTTTTATTATCACTTTCAATAAAAATATTTGTATACGTTGCCGCAACGATTCTATCATATAATTCATATTGATTTTGCATTATCATTAACCTATTCCTCCTATTATATATATTTATTATACTACTTTTTTAGAAAAAGTACAAATTTTTTTATATTATTTAGAATTTGATTTTTTTTATTAATTAATTAAAATCGTACACGCGTGCGCGCATTAATTATAATAGGAAGAAACAGGGGAAATTTGATTTTTTTTAAAAAAATTGATATAATTTTAATATAAAATGAAGTTGAGAGGGGATTCTAATGGCACGAGTAACAATGACACCCGAAAAGATTATAGAGGTAAATGAGCTGTACTTGAAATTGGGTACATATTCTGCTGTTAGTAGAGAATTAGGTGGTAGCCCAAGTCCTTCAACAGTAAAGAAATATATTATCCCTAATTATGTAAGTAAAAAGGATATTTCCGCAGCGAGAAGAACTTATCATATAGAGGATTTACCTGATTTCGATATTAAGGAATACGTTGACCTAATTAAAAGTAATAATTGGGGAGAGGTGTGCGTTTTATCCGAAGAGGAAAATGCTGAAGTTGAAGAATTATGGAAGGAGTTAGAATATTGATTAAGGTTTTTTATTATGATGAATCTCCAGTTAACCCTCCTTATGGTATTCTTCGAGTGGATGTAGAAAAAATTCCGCATGGTAAGATGAGTGGTAGCTGGAATATTCTGCCGGCGCGCCTTCTGGGTATTAATTATGCAGATTATCTACGTTTTTGTAGAGATGTTCTTAATGCTCAAATTGTAGGGAAAAATACAAAATACCCAATTCCTTATTTTAGACAATCAAATGAAACACAACAATTTATTCGCTTATTAAATAAGAGAGTAGAATTACTTTTTTGGGAACGGGATCATCCTACTTTTTGGGATAGAGTTTCTGAAAAAGAATTTGAAGAAGAATATGTAAAAGTTTGGGAGCAAACCAATCGAAAGTAATTTATTTTGTAAGCTATCTAAATATTATATAGAGGGGAGAAGTGCTTTATCCTTTCCTTTCCTTTCCACTTCTCCCCTCATTTTGATTATGTAATCGCACCATTGACAGTCACAAGTCTGTAAAATCTTTATTAAGTGAAGCGAGAGTGCATAGTGAGAACTTTCATTGGTTAATGAAAGTTTTTTTTATTATTCTTTAGGGAGGAGATACAAAATGACAAGAGATCACTTAAGAAAAGTTGGTGAATTTTATATTCATTTAAGTAAAAAAATGCCAGATGATTGGTTTGCTGAAAATGATATGATGACTACTATTGCTGCTTTTTCGATTATCTATGGTGGATTAATAAGTCAAGAGCTGTCGCCAGAGGCACTGTTCGGAGAAATGGGGAAAAATGTTTGTATTGAAGGATAGGTTTAAAAAGGAGATATAAAATGACAATAGGATTAATAAGAATGATTATTCAAGTAATATTAATTGTTGCATTAATTATTAATATTATATATACATATAAACTTGTTAAAGCCTATAAGACAAACACAGAGGTTTGTACTTTTTTATTAAAAAGTTGGAAAGAAAAAGGAGTTTATAAGGAAGAAAAATAATGATGGGAGCAGAAAAAACGCTTGTTAGTGTCAACAAAGGAGAAGACGCATATAGCGTTATTGGTGATTATATTTTGAATCACATAACAGCCATCGAAGATATGATTGCGGTCATTCAGATCAATGGCGTAATAATAAAAGAATTGTATATGGTCGATGTGGACGTTGATGGGTATTTCTATTGGAAAAGTGATTGGTGGGAAGGAGAAGAGGATGTAAATTTACTTGATTTCTTTCCAGTAAGTGACGCGGAAAGATTCAAATGGATCTCAGTTTACGTTTTTGTCAATAGTGTGAAATGAAGGTGGAGATAATAAAATGAAAGGTTTGTTTATACCAGGAATGACAGTGGAAAAGTTCCGCAATAAATGTTTTGAATCAATCGAGACTCTTATAGCAGAAGATGAAATTTTCGATATTGACTATGATCCAAGACATATTCCAGCTATCAGAGATAAGCTATGGGAAATTCAACAATGTTCAAACTGCGTTTTAAATTCAAAAAAGAAAATAGTGGAAATAGAGCCGCCATGGATTCCTATCTCTAAGGATCTACCAAAGATAGGAAGGCGGGTATTAGTTACAAGGGAATGGGAAGGAGACCGCTACATTGAAAAAGACATGAGGCTCAAATACTCATGGATGGAAGACGAAATTTGCGGTGGCAAGGTGGTAGCCTGGAGGGCGTTACCAAAGCCTTATCAAGGCGGTGATGATGAATGAGCGTCAGTAGAAAAGATATTGCAGAAGTAAACGGAGTCGAAGAATCAGTGGTTAAGTGCGAGAATTGTGCAAAACTTCCACAGTTTCCGTTTAATAAGGAGTGCAAATTATGGTACGTACTGGTCTTTCCAACAGACTTTTGCCCTTTTTGGAGGAAGAGAGGCGACGCTGAATGAACGAAAACGAAGAATTGAAAAGTGCTTATTATAGTGGATGGGTTAACGCTATTAACTACGTCATTAAGCACGAACTATTCATGGAACCAAAGAAGGGCAGATGGGTGGATATAGTTGAGATGGATAGCGGAGGGTATCCGTTTAAGGTTGGTGTGTGTTGCTCGGCTTGTGGACTTGAAACATTGAGCGAAGATAACTACTGCCCGAACTGCGGTGCGAAGATGAGGTGACGGAATGAATGATTTGATTTACAAACAGGATGCTATTGACACAATAAATGCTTTGCATGAAAAGCCGAATGCGTGGTTGGATTCTGCGGTGGACGCTGTGATGATATTGCCATCCGCGGAGCGAAAAGGGCGGTGGATTAGGAATGACAACGGCACGTATTCTTGTAGCGTATGTCAGTCATGGATTCCAGAAGAACAGCATTATTATGCGAGGTACTGTATCTACTGCGGTGCGAAGATGAGGTGACGAAATGACAAGAGAAAAGGTACTAAAGATTATCCACGAAACAATATATCAATATTTTGATGTGTGTGGTGACGAGGAAGAAACTCCAATATCAGATAAAGATAAATTGCTGTTAGAAATAAATAAATCAATTTGCAACAACATAAAAGAAAATTGGGAGACGGAGGGTGATTTAATCACCAGGCAAGGTGCGATAGATGTCATCGATAGAGTCACTGAATCGCACAACTCGGTGGATGCCATGAAGATATGCGCCGAAGTAAGGATGGAATTATTAACTTTGTCATCCGCAGAGCGGAAAGAGCGTTGGCTTTTCAATAGACAATATCACGAAGCCGACGAATGTGTATGTTCTGGATGCGGTCAACTAATGACAACAATACACGGAGAACGAATGAACTATTGTCCCAATTGCGGAGCGAAGATGGAGTTGAAAGAAGAATGAAGATGTGCAAGGACTGCTACTATCGCAAACAGATACATTTTGAAACGAAACTTTTGCATTTGCTGGACTGGTACTGTAATAATCCAGACAGCGTGTTTTATAGGTATTATGTATCACCCAAACACGGCTGCAATGATGTGTTGCATCACCGGGAAAATGTAAAAAAATTTTGGCTTTTGTGTGAGGTGGTTGACGATGAGGGAGGTGATGCTGAATGAATAGTAAGGATTACGAATGCACAGCTTTCGCACCTAAATATATGATAGACTGCCCCGAAGAGGGGCAAGCTAATTACAAAACAAAGGGAGATGAGTAAATTGAAAAAACCATTTTACTCAGTTTCTTATAACGGGGCAGGAATGAATTATAAATGCTATAAATTAAAAACACCCTTTAGGAAACTGTGTGATAAAAAGATTCCAGATGATTGCTGGAATTGTGATTTCTTTAAAGTTGAAATGAAAGTAAGAGACGCATTGAGATTAATGTCTGGACTTGATGCGATAAAGGAAGAAATAAATGGGACTCGATAAGTCAATTAAATACGGAGATGTAAACAGAATGAATGATGATATTATCAGCAGACAGGGCGCAATCAATGCAATCGAGAATACAGATTGTGAATTGTTGCCTTGTGAGTGGGATGAATTGACGAATGCAATTATGCAGTGGCCATCCGCGCGGCAGTGGATTCCAGTGACGGAGAAGCTGCCTGATAACAGTAAAGGCGTCTTGGTTACTCGAAAGACAATTATAGGTAATCATCGTGTTATTGACGTAGCATATTACTATGAAATAATGAACACATGGGTTACGGGTGATTTATATACCATTACAGTAGATGCATGGATGCCATTGCCAGAACCCTGGGAAGAAACAAAGGAGAGAAAAGAGCATTGTGAATAATTTAATTAGCGGGAAAATTTTTCTTGAAGAATTTAAGTATTGGTTAAAAATTTGTTATTTAGAAAATGAAGTATATAGACTAAAAGGTATCGCTGCGAAAATTAAAGAGACTTCAGAGCAAGAACAAAGTGAAATGGAATAGGAGAAATTTTATGAAAAAACGATTATCATTAATTTTAGCATTGTTTATTATGTTATCGTCTGTCACTTGTTATGGTATTGACGGATGGACTGATAACCAAAACAAAGCACATGAAATTGCTACAACAGCTAGAGAAATGGGTTTATCAGAAAATAACCCAATTATTGTTGAAGCATCTCGTATTTGGTTTGAAGAACAAGCACGAGTAGTATCTGAACAGTCAGAACAGAAAAAACAAGAAGTAGAACTTCAAAATTTTCTTAATGCTCATTATTCTGATGCAGTAGCCTTGGCGGGAACAATGTATGCTGAGGCGAGAGGATTGGATAAACGAGAAATGTCAATGATTTGCTGGTGTGTTTTAAATAGATATGATAGTGGAAGATTTGGAAAAACTATTTCTTCAGTTTTATGGGCGAAGAGTCAATTCGCTCACTCTAATAAAAGATATAGTGATAATGGAACCGATCTTGTTTGGCTGGCGCAGGATGTGTTGACTCGTTGGTGGAAAGAAAAACATGGCGAAACCAACGTAGGAAGAACCCTCCCATCAGGGTATTATTTTTATTATGGGAATGGTCAACATAATTTATTCCGCACAACAAATTCTGGAAAAGGTAGCTACAATTTTGGTTTAAGTAATCCATATAATTAAGGAGAAGAATAATGAGTTATAGTTTACAACTTGCTGTAAAAATTGCGACTGATGATGGAGTAGATTATTTTGCTCGAATTGATGAGCCAAAATACAATTCACCGACTTATAATTTAAGTTTAATGTTTAGAATGTGTATGAACTGGGATTATGAACAGGAAAAATATTATAAATGTTCTGAAGTCATTGACAGAATTGAAAGAGGAATACGAGAACTCCATCTTAATTTTAAAGAATATGAAAAATATAATCCTGAAAATGGATGGGGAAATGTAAACAATGCGACAGAAGCATTGGAATCTTTAAGAGATTGCATCTATAAAAATGCAAAGTATATTCCTGTAGAATATTTATATATGAAATGGTGACTATTAAAATTTGATTTTTTCTAAAAAATTTTATATAATATATATAGAAAGTTGAGTTAATACTGACTTTCTTCTGTGCGAGACATATTTAGCACGTTAAATAAGAAATATGGGGTCGAAGACATGGATTTTAACTGTTAAACTACCACCGGCATCAGCTGTAGACAATAGGAATCTCATTCCAAAAGACATGAGGGAGTTGATGATATGTGGCTTTGTGGCTAGCGACTGAAAATAAAGGCAAAGTAAACAGTTTAATATCGCGGGTTCGTATAAAGGAAGTACACAAGGCTCATTACCTTGATATGCCAGTTCGAGTCTGGTGCCCGCATCCAAAACATGGCATCTCCTTTTAAATAAAAGTCCTCAAAATCCTCCAGTTTTCCAGAGTACGTCGCGGAGGTAAAACCTAAACTGGAATTAGAAGGAGAATAATGCTCTTTAAAAATATTATATGATAACTCAGTGCTAAACCATATCTCGCAGATATGGCTGAGAAACGTCGAAAAGTGCTCGGCAGGAAACATAAGGATACTTGTGCGTACTGGGCCGCCTTCTAAGTCGCGAGGCTTAGTTGGAAGGATGAACTCCGAAAGTAAAGACGTTGTGCTAATTTTATCGCAAGTAATTGTAGTATGCGTATGGGCGGCGCAATAGAAGCCTTCTTTAAGAGAGTTGGCTGAATCCAAGTTAGGTATTAGCTGGTGACTGTTACAAACCTTGGAAATACCAATAAGCCGTTTTGCCGTGAGATCGTAGAAATACGAAGTATAACATATGTATGCAACTCTGAGTAGCTCAAGGCAATGCAGTTAGGTTAGAAAGATTTAACAAGGATTATGAGGATAATATATGTTAAGTTCTTGGTGAATTGTGGGTGAAAAGTGGAGGTAAACAATCCTCTTAGAGTATAAGGGAAACCTGGGGTGAAAAAGTCATAGGCTGACGGGTCTAGGCTCACAGTCATCTCCTCTATGACAGAATATGCTTGAAGGTAAAAGATAGTAAGACGAAGGTCTATTGTATGATATTTTTAAAGGGCATTATTTAGGTGTTATGATTGTTGTGTTGGTAGATAACACCGTAGATAATGCGGTGTTATTTTTTTTATTAAAAATTTTTAGGAAGATTATCATAGGCGTTTGGTGAAGCGGTGAACACACAGGACTTTGACTCCTGCATACGTTGGTTCGAATCCAACAGCGCCTGCCAAGTTCATGTGCCAAGAGTACAAGGAACTCCTGTTGACGAGAGTAAATAAATCTATAGTAATATTGCTCTCGTTAATTGCAACTGCGCAGTTATGTCACTGCGCCGCATCCTTCAAGGAGAAATTAAAGGAGCCGCCTGCTGGAGGCAAGTTCGCAATATCCAGCAATATGGAGAGGTACTCAAGTGGTTAAGAGGACGGTTTGCTAAACCGTTAGGTCGCAAGGTACGTGGGTTCGAATCCCACTCTCTCCGCCACATAGGGATGATGTATAGCGGATAAAGCACCCTGGTGAGTAGCTAACACCATAAAAAGTTCGAAACTAACCGCTGGCTATGTTTTTAGGAGTTTTTACCAGTCTAAAGAAGGACAGAAAACTTTAGTAACGTTACCAGTTTTTGGTTACCTGCTACACGCTCGCACGTAGGAAAACCAATACTTCTATATGCCGTATTTCAAGGGGCGGTGGTAGTGGATACCTTTAGGTGGAATGATTCGACTTCATTACTGTCCTTTGATACTTGACATATAGAGGATAACCTATTTTATTTTTGGGGGCGTAGTTAAATGGGATAACAGCGGTCTCCAAAACCGTAGTTGTAGGTTCGATTCCTACCGTCTCTGCCACATGGGAAAGTAACTCAACGGTTAGAGTGGGGTTCTTATAAAACTCTGGTAGGTGGTTCGACTCCACCCTTTCCTACCATTTTTATTTTAAAAAAAGGAGGGCATAAATGAAATATTATAGTGAATTAACAAAGAATTTTTATGACACTGAAAAAGAATGTATCGCTGCGGAATCTGAAAAAAAGAAGAGAGATGAGGA